AGCATCTTTGTGAGACTTGGCTTGGAGACTCAGCGTAGTCCCAGCCGGGACAGCCTCGATATGCAACAGACTGGGGGCTGGCATGATGATGGAGTGGTCTTCGTCAGCACCGATCACCTGGGGATCAGCAGCAGTGTCATACGCCAAGTAGACGGGGAAGGTGGGCATGTCGATATTGGTAATAGCCATTTGTCAATTCCTCAACATTTAATCAGAGTTTGGAACTTCCTGTGCAAAGACTCAAACTTTGGGTGGTCTATTAGATGCTTTCTGACGGACATTCTCTACTACCAATCTTTGATACAAAGATTGTATTGAAACAACAGAAGCTATTTGTTCATTTGTCATAGCTTCTAATGTAGATTGTGCTGCCCGTAGATCAATTAACCGCTGCTCCAAAGAAGAGATCTCTTCTTCAAGAGACTTTTTTGCAAGATCTTTCATAGGACCATTAGACATTACTGTAACTCCTATACATAACAAACTTTTGTAAGAGAACCAGCTTTTATTTCAGAGAATCCACCAAACGGATTGTACGATCCATAGCGATATTTACCACATGAACCGGGCCATGCTGGAGCATCCACTGAAGCCCAAGATATTTTACCTCTTGGTGATATTACAGCACCCCGAGCAAATGTAAGCAAAGGACCTTGTTGAACATACCAAGTCAAATAGGGTCCATCTACAGGGAAACACACATCAGGTTCATATTCGGCCCATTCAGTCCCAACTTCAAAAGGAGTAAGAGACAAAGAATAGCCATCACCAAAATACAGATCCGATATGAGATGGGCTTCTACACCAAATACATTGTAGGCATATCTACGAAACATTGGTTTTATGTAACCGTTTGGACCACAGGGAAAGGCGTTTGGGAACCACCCAGGAAGATAGTTGTCATCCCAAAAAATGAATTCCAGCCCCCAATTCCATACGATATTGTCGTCCCCGGTGGAGTTGTACACTAAACTGGAGTACCAATCTTCGTACCCTAAACAAGGAGCATTACGAAGTCCACCACCCGAATCGCTACCTCCATATACATAAGTGGTAGGGTACACATCGGTCCCACTAAACGTCCATGTTTCTTCTGTATCCCATAGATTCTCCCAAAAAGGGGTACTACAAGTACAAGCTCCAGAATAATGATTCCATATCTCTCCGATAAAAGTTAGCTCGGTAGTTCTTCCATTCATGGTCACAGAAATACCTGATAAAAGCATGTCGTGACCAGATACATCATAACTGTTAGTAGCAACTTCTTCACGATTAAATGTGTAAACGGAGGCAGTCCATTTGGAAGCTCTAGCTTCTTTTAGGGTTTCATCTGATGGATCGTAATATAAAGCCACTAACAGATTGTCTATCCCGGAAGAACTTTCTCGGTAGTCATAAAAGGGAACTGGATTTGTTGTATCAATACAAAAGGTATCGGTGCCAGAATTATCATTTGGACAAGAGTAGGGGACTTCTAGAACTCGGTTACCAAGAGTCCCCCCTGTGTACCAATAATAGGAGGGAAAAACCTGTTGCAGATTACGCAATACCGTAGTAGATAAAATAGGAGGGTTATACGGTTTTCCTTTAGCTGGAGGAAGACCAGAAGAGACATTAACCCCTACATAGGTTACTGGAAATGGTCCCTCTAGATCGTTATGCCCAAGAAAAGAGGAGTTGGTAAATGCCATCATCAATATGGCTTGACTGCCATTTCTCTTTACATCTACTTGGTACAGATTCAATCCACTCTCTGAAACCCAATAAGTATCACCAGGAAAAGCAAAATGGCGACCATCATAGGTTTTACGATCAGCCATACCAATATCTGAGAGAACAAGAGTACCACTGTAACTCTTGTATCTAGCATTTGGATCAGCATTGACTATACCAAATTGAATTATGGTATAAGGAATTGTTGCTGTATTAGAGTAGAGATTTATAGTTGCATTCGAAAGCTTTAATTGGATAAGCCACCTAATTTTTTGTCCGTCAGCAAACACCCAACCATCGATGTTCTCCCCGTAAAGTTGCTGTCTACTTCCAGATAGAACAGCGTACTCCTTGTACCCAGCCGACAGCATCTCTTCACGTTTAATAGCATCATATTCATTAGGGAGTTTTTGTAGGGATACGCTCCCTGCTCTCCAGCCGTCACCAGACGGTTGTGGATACTCTTTTCCATCCGTTAGCAGTTTCGATCCTTTTACGAATCCATGTCTGGTAGTACCAAAGTAGTTAACCTTCTGAAGAACATTAGATGTCTCTTCTTCTTCAGCCGGTATAGTTCCTAATTGCCAAAAAGGTATCATGTGGGTGCCGGATCAGGTTTGAAGAACATTTCACAAAGCTTACCGCTCTTATCTCTGAACTGAAGCTTCTTAATGGGAGTTACGTCAAAACTGAAAATTCCATCGGAGGAGTACACAACATTTTTGGTGTAGTACTGCCTAGCACCAGTAGAGGTTTCAGTTAGTGGAAATTGAGCCCCAGCCCCAGCCCCGGAAGAAGTAGCTGACCAACCCCCCACCCCAGCACTGGGTACAATAGATCCTTTCGGAGCCTTCTTTACTATCCCTTTATTAGTCTTACCTCTTCTCGGCTTCCACAAAGAAGAAACAAGATCTCGGGGGGTAGACCCAGCCATCAGACAGCAAACTCCTTCGCATTAGAGACCTGTATTGATAGGTCTGTAGAAGAAGACGACCCAGATAAAGAATTAACAATTCGTACCCACACAGCGCGGGCATTAGCTACTCCTCCAGTAATAGTAAGCCCCAAATTTAGGCTAGCACCAGCAACAGCTGAATCTAACCCTCCAGAGGTTAAAGCTAAGTACACCCAACTGTCTTCTGGTCCTGATCCTGGATTGGCATCTACAATGTCAACTGTGATTTGATCTACCCCCGGAGAGGTAGCATTCTGGAGTTTCTTAGTGGCATTGGTGCTACCCAAGTAAAACACAGTATTAGTTGTCCCTTCGCCAATACCAACGCTCCCAGTCACAGGAGTTGTCAGTGAGGCATCAGTGTAAAATGCAAACGTAGCCATAAGTACCTCATGCTGAAAGCGTCAAATCATCTTCAGGGATAGCTACATCATAAACTTGTGATGCAGCTATAGTTACAGCTTGGGTGTGGGACTCATCAATAGTGGGACCCCTAATGATAAAGCTATAAGGGTACATCCTTTTTTCTATTTCAGGATTGAGTACAGGATTGGCACTCCAATTAGGCATCAATTTACTATCGAGGTAATTTGTCAAGAACCCCTCCCACTCCGTCTGAGCAGTCTCATCATAGATGGGAGACTCCAATCGCCCTCCAATGTAGGTCCCTAGTGACACATAGGAGTCAAACTCCTCCTCCTCCGTGGGAGTGGGCTTCTCTACCGGGTCAATGTCAGTGTCTTCTGCGATACCAGAGCCATTGTGCCGAGAAATAGCCAGGGTTATCTCAGTGGATGCTTCACCAGTCTCCAGGTCCCAAACGGACTTCAACGCTTTCACCTTACCGGCTGCAGTAAGATGGGGCGTATCCACTTTAACAGTGTGCCCCAAAGTAACAGAAGGTTGAAATGCCACCTTAAATGACACAGTTGTTAATCTGTGAGCCCTAAGGATGTCTCCACGAGCCGCAGCGATGATAATTTGCTGTATATCATTGAACTCATCTCGATTCACAGAACCATCAGCGGATTCTTCGTCTCCATCAACATACGTATCACTGGGATCAGACCCTGGAACTTTTTTTGCCTCTTCTGGTTTTTCACTGCCATAAGGCACTACCGAATTTTCCCAATCTGAGTAATCTATCTCATTACTAAGGGAATACTCTTCACTGGTAGCTACAACACCAATGGCTTCGATTGAATCAGGTGCTTTGATAACTATGTCATAGTTCTCTTCAACATCCTGAACCCATCTAGCCGCAGCCCTCCATCGAGCACCATTACAAAGATGAGAAGCATCAACTACGGCATCATAAGAAAACCCTTCATTTTCTGTTTGCTCTCCTGTAACAGGATCTACTGAAACTTCTTCGCCATTCACAAACCCACTAATAGTTCTGTAGTTCCATATGATTACATTTGCCCCTATTGGAGCACCAGGAGCACCGCCCCCAGGAGGAGGGCAATCGTATCCACCGGCTGCCCACACTGGATCATATTCAATCTTTGATATAGCTATCCACGTTCCACTTGTAGCTGCAGACTCAACCATCGAGCGTTGACATAGTTGCCAATTCCCAGGCCAGCGCAAAAAAGCACAAGGAATATCAAAGTATTTTGTCTTCCAATTAAATGTGATTTCTTTGTGCCTCTTCCTAGCATAAGAATAAGCTAAAGCGACGTTAATTTGATTGGTCATTTCAGACCGTTGGGCATACGTAAGAGTTAGAGTTTCATGGAATCTTTCATTATCTTCAAATGTGAAATCAGGAACTATTACACCGGCTGAGCGTTTAGCCCTGATAGAAGTAACATTGATACGTCTATCCGCATCATGCCAAAGACAATCTTCCGTTGTAGACAATCTTTCTTGAGCATACGTCCATCCAGATTTATCATCCTCATCTGCCCACACTTCTGCGGAATACAAACCACCAACAACAGCAGCAATCTCTTCTTTTGTCATAGCATTAAATTGAGCAGGCATCTGAGTGTCTGCTGATACTTTGATACTTCTTCTATCTGCATCCCACTCAACATCTGCTACAAAACCACTAAAATACTTACGCTCAAATTGTAAAGTCCCAGATACGTACTGCTGATACCAAAATTCCACTGGTTTTCCTACATACACTAAGGGATCTATGCTGCCTAGTGCAGGGGCAATAACAAAAGTGGCTACCAAAGAAGCATCTTCTTCAAAATCAAACTCCAAAGCCTTAACAACTTTAGCTGATATGTCTACGCTATCAAGAATAGTCTTTTGTGACCATGTAGCTTCATCCACCAAAGTAAGAGAAAGAGTTTTGTATAGTGAAAAAGGAACCGTCAGACCTGAAACAGATTCACCACTACCATAGATACTAAAAGGAACAGAATACGTAGGAGATGCTACGTTAATAGTAAAACCAACAGAGGGAGACACAGACTCCCCTGAGTACAAAACAAAAGGCAAACCATACGTCTCTGGAGTTGAACTACTATCCAATTGAAGATTGATAGTGATAGTTGTCTCTATTGCAGGGGGTATGTAGTCGTATACCGCAAGAGGTTCGCTCTCACCAATACGCAAAGTAAAATCCAAATTATTAGGCCCGGAGTCTATCCCAAAATTGGTAGGATATGTGTATCTTAACAACCAACCTAGATCACCATATATTGGGGGATACCCATCTAAGGTAAGTTCACTAGGGGTTATCAAGATATGTGGAACAAAAAACGTGTCCCACAATACAACTTCAACTCCATAGGCAGGAAATTGTCCGGTGTAATAAGTAGGAGAGTCAAAAGATGCAACAGGATCAGCCCCTTGACTTGGCTCACTAGAGTAGGGGTTATGGGCTATGAGAACACCATCTATGTAGATTCTTACCCTATTAGCTTCAGTGGCATTATTCGAATCGAACAACACCAAAAGATAATAGTCTGTATTATAAGAGATAGGAGAGGCACTTTCAGTTGACACGTAAAACACAGGGGAGTTGTCAACCTCAGCATCCACCCTGATACCTTTCCAGGCACCATTAAAAAATCCGATACCAAGGTAATTCTGGTTTGGGACAATGCCAGTCTCTGAAAAGTTGTCAATGAGAAATATGAACGATAGAACTTCTGGGTAAGACAGAGTAGGAATTCTGAACTTTGTACCGAAGGTAAACGTGGTTAATGAATCCATAGAATAGGTTTTTGTAATGCCAGTTATCTCTGAATCGAAAGTTATGGGTACTGATCCACCATTAGTAAAGTGGTTATCGTTACCACTGGAATCATTGGCATTACTATCAGTGAACCCAAGCTTAAAACCATGGGTTCCAAAAGGACCGGAATACGTATCTATATCAGCATCATCTACAATATACCCTTCTACAAACATGACATCTGATAACTTGCCATCCCAATTGTCTGTCCAAGTGGGATAACCAGACATATCATTGTTTAATCCAGCAATAATTATGTAATCATTGTATGTACCATTGCTGTTGTAAAACGGCTCATTTTGAGTTGGAAAGCCGCTGTAAGTAGCTTGTGTTCCATTGAAGAACACCTTTAGACGATCAGATTCGGTGGCTTGAGTAGAATCGTATTGAACTAATACTCTGACCCAGTTATCTTCTTCGACACCATACTCAAGTGTGTAATCATCAAAATCATAAGATCCGTCAGCATAATAATGACCTACCCAAACTTGCCCATATGATCCACCAGTGCCAACATATGAAAATTCCTCTACAGAACCGGTAGCACTGGCTGACTCAGCAAAATGGAAAATTAGAGGGTATCCTGAATCGCAATCAGGAAGTACTCGTATTTTGAAGAACAGCGTAAAAGTAGTAGTGTCTACTCCAGTTACATCCCGAATTAACCATTGAGTCCCGTTACTACAACCAGAACCATCAATATCATCACTGGCGGCATAGTAAATAGTGCTTGGAGTGCCGGAGGTCTGATAGGGAGTTTCACGATACAAAACAGATTGAGCCTCTCCTGAGTAAGAAATCTGATCCCAATGAATAGCTGGATAACTAGCATTGGGAGATCCATTCACTGTCCCGCCAAGTTTCAATCCTCCAGAAGCCTCATAATCTCCAATGGGATAAGGATACGTTATATAGGCGGCACCCCCTGCCTCAATACCCCCAGAAACGGAATAGGGGTAAAGGTTAAGGCCGGATAAAACAGATCCGCCAGAGCCAACATAATCCCACCCTCTTCCGACGTTACCGGTAAGGGCTGCGGTTCCAACCTTGGAGCCACCAACTGCGGTGTAGTCACCTACAACAGCCATTAGACTTCTTCAGCCTCTAGAGACCATGAGTACATAGCATCTGCTGACACAGATTCTTCTGGGGGATTGCAAATCACTGTGATCTTAGGATAGTAAATAACTTGATACCGAAGAGCCCCAGCTACAGCGGTGAGTGTGAACTTATGGTGAGTAGAAGCCAAAGGAGGGTCGGCATCAGCAGAGGTGTATGTGGTGTACTGCCAATCGTTCTGATAAGACATGATTGCCCTAGCATAGGCAATTGCTCCAACCGGAGATCCATCGCCGTTTAGAGTGCCATCTGTTCTCCTAGCTTTGGGGACATTAATGGTAAGAGCCGTAGTTCCACCAACTGCCCTGGGAGCCACACAATACAGGGTATGAGTGGTTGACCAATCAAAAGCAGAGAACCCAACCGGTATAACACCCTGCCCATCTAGCGTAGTTCCAACCTTGCCAGACCATGCAGTACGAATAATCATTGACCCGTTACCAGTTCTCATAGGGTAACGAGCTGCCAAATCACGATAGGTCTGGCTGATCTCTTGTGAAGACGAAAAGGGAATGGTGATAGAGTCAATGATTAGCTCAGGGATGTAACCCATACGACCTCCAGCAGAGGCAATGACATCACCGTCTGCATAAACACCTCCAGAGCCAACCCACTCACCTACAACACCCATAACATCACTTCCTGCCTCGCTTTAGATTCTCCTTAGCGAGATACCTCTTGAGACTGTCTACTTCCGACTGAGAGCCCCGCAGATTTAGCGTTTGATCGGGGAACTGCAGGTACACAGGGGCAAGTGATGTTGATTGCACACTGCCGCCGCCCGCCAAGGCAGGAGCCATCACCATCACATCCGGAGGGGACAGCATAGAACTGAGCAGAGACGGCAGTTCTTTAACCCGCTCAACCAACCCACCCATGGCAAACCGAGGAAGCTTGCCAAACTCGTTGATGTAGTGCAGGGCACTCAGCCCATACTCGCGGATAATGTTGCGGACGCTAGTTGCCTTGATCACAAACTCATTAGGCGACAGGAAAGCCAGGAGGTTGTCACTGGTATCTGTACCAGGACCTTGCATCAATCCACCACTGGCTTTGTAGCGGTCTGGGTTCTGCTTTTTGAACTCAGCTAATATGTCTGCGTAAGACGATAAGGTAGTGCCACCAGTGGTAACCGCAGTTCCAGTACCGTAGTTGTTAGCACCAGAAGTCGGAGGAAGAACAACCGTCTGAATGGCAACCGTAGGACTAGTTGACTGAATTCCATTGACGATTTCTACAACATCCGCTGCGGCACCTGTACCATCCGCTGCCGTGTTAACCGTTAACGGTTCAAGAGTGGTCTCTTGCTTCTTCAGATAAGCATTAAGCTCACCCTGGCCCTTACCCTCAACCTTCTTACCCGTCTCTTCACTTTGAATGGACCAAACAGGCTGCATGGGAGCCTTGATGGGCTCTACCTGTTTTTGCGCTTCTTCTGTTGCCTTCTTAACCTGGGTCTTATCTACATCAACCTGCAACTCTGCTCTTGGCTGTACAGCAGCACCAACAAACCCAGCCTCTTGCTTCTCCCGAGGACCGACGAAGCCGGGGCTAGTCTCATCACCCTCCTCAGAGGTAGAGGCAGTGATCTTTATCTTGATGTCCTTGGGGATGAGAGACTCGATGTAGTCCTTTGCCTTCTTGAACGACTCTTCATCCACATCCGCAACGAGAGTAGTGGTCAGCTCCTCAAGCTTCTTACTGATCAGCTCACTTAGCTGCTTAAGGGCAGCCGTCAGCTCCTCCACCCTTTTCTGTTCAGCCTTCTTAACCGCCTCAGTAGCAGCCAGCTCTTTCCTCAGAATCTCGTCATAGACCTTGGCAGCTTGCTTGTACTGCTCTTTGTACTTATAGGTGTTAATGAAATCGTTTTCTTGCCTAGCCTTCTTGGCTAGATCAAGAGTCTGATTCAACTGCAGACGATACAACTCCTTGGCTCTGGTGAAGTTACCGGCAGCAAGCTCTTCATCCGCTTCTTTCTTGCGATCCTGAATCTCCTGGTAGTCCAGCAGCTCTTGATAGAACTTGTCCTTACCTTGCGGGTCTCGGTCTATCTCACGAAGGTTTTTACGTACCTCAGTGGCGAAATCCTTGATCTCATTCTCAAGAGATTTGATCTTCTGAATATACGCCGCGTAGCGGTCCTGAGATGCCTTCAAAGAATCTTTGAGGGCCGTCTCCTTACGCAGAATGTTCTGTATAGAGAGCTTGGTGGTTTCCTCGTCAAGCTTCTTCAATTGCAGAGCAAGATTTTCTGAGCCTTCTTTAACGCTCTTGTTGTATTGGTCCTGCAAAGCTTCGATGGAATCCAAAGCCTCCTTCTTGCGCTGGATAAATAGGTCTCTTTCTTTCTGTAGCCTCTTATCTGTAACATCTATAGCTGCCTGACCAGCTATACTGGAAACACCACTAGCCTCTGCCGACAGAAGCCCTTCTTTACCAACCTTCCGGCTTAGATTAAGAGCGATAGCCTTTTCTGTTGTAGCTATCTCCTCATCAAGCTTTTTGAGCTTCTCCCGCTGAGCATTTACCTGCTCACCAAACCGATACTCGAAAGAGTACGAAGACTCGATCAGTCTCTTCTTTTCTGCGTGAACAGCTTCAATGCGCTTCTGCTCTCTATCGTAGACCGTATCGATAGAAGACATCTGCAGATCAGCTTTGGTCTGCTCAAGCTGCAAGATCTTTTCGAAGTTGCCTTCAGCCTGAGCGATGGCTAGATTAAGGTCAGCAGTATCTATGTCCAGTCCGAGGGTTATGCCCTCCTGAGCCGACACCAATTCATTCAGCTCTTTGAAGGCATCTACCAGCCGCAAGGTAGAGCTACGCAGAGCCTCATTCTGCTTCTGGGCTAGGTCTGTCTTGTACCCATTGATCTGTTGAAGAAGGTCGTTAAACCTGTTGAGTATTTCTACATCCGTGATGCCAACGGTAAGCCCTCTAATTTTTTCAGACAGAACATCGAGGTCCTTTAGGGACGAGGCTTTCTTGGTGAGGTCATCGAGTGCTTTAAGAACGGTGTCAAACGGAGCGATATTGCCGAAGTCCTTAAGCTCAGCTTTGGCATTGCGAGTAAGAGTAGTGATGCCGCCGAAGAAGGCGGATATTTCGTTGCTCACTCCCTCCTGATAAGTGCCAATATCGATCTTCAGCTTCTGCAAAGCGTCAGCTACTTCTTGCTGTGCCTTCAGTCGCTTTGCTTGCACCAATAGCAGTTGACGATCCGCCTCTATCGCCGCTTTGAAAGCTGCTTCTTGGTCTTCACTGAGCTGGCCTCTTAGAGCCATCTCTCTGATGATGCCTTTTTCCTTCTCATTTTGGGTTCGTTGTAGAGTAGCCTGCCGCACGTACTCCTTCTTGACTGCGGCATCCTTTGTCTCCTCAGCAAGAGCCTCAAGACGAGTCTCCTCGATGAGCCCCTGGCGGAAATTCTCTATCCTATCTGTCTTGGCTTTCTCATCAATGTCATCCAGCTTCTTACGGTACTTATTCCAGGACTTTTCAAATCTGGAGAAGAACTTTTCGAAAGCCGCATCAAAATCAAAAGAAAGAGAAACCGCTTCTGTAAACAGATCCTTGATGAGACCAGCAACACCGAAGAAGACGTTCTCAAACCAACTGGCAATGAGGCTTATTACAGCCCCAATCTTGGAGTCGGCAAAAATCACCTCACCGAACAGCTTCAGAAGATCGATAGCCAATAGAGCACCACCGACTATCGGGATGAACTTCGTAGCTAGCCATTTTGCAATGGTGGTTACTGCTATACCTAGTCCGGTAAGAAACGCTCCGGAGAACCTTGCTATGAATGCCCCAACCGTTCTCGCGATAAACGCATCCAGAGTTGCGGACAAACCAAGAGAGAAGGAGGTTGCAAAAGTGGTAGACAGCCGTGTAGCTAGGCTTTGCAGTGCGCCTCCAAAGAAGGTCAACAAAAGGCCCACTCCCCTAAGAGCTGCTGCTGCACTCTTGGCGAAGTTTTCAATGACCCGACCCATGGCTAGTACTGCCCGTATCATTTGAGAGAAAATGGCAACAGTAGCTATGGCTAGGAGGGTGTCCTTGAACTCCAGAAGGAAGCGAAGAATGTTGAAGAAGACGTTGGCAAGGCCCCGCACCGTCTGACCGAGAGCCTGGGCACCTTCACTGAACTTGCCCATGCCGTCTATTGATTCACCAAGCTCACTCAAGAACTTTGACAGCTCATCAACTATGGCTTTGTACGCAGGCAGCAAATAATTGCCCAGCTTGACTTGCACCTCATCGATGTATCTGGGTAGTGAGGTGAGGGCTTTGCCCACATCGTTCATTGCCAGCTCGTAAATACCGGCGAGCTTAGTTGCCTCCTTTAGAACCGTGTTAGTGAAGGCGAGCTTCTCTTGAGACTGAGTGAGCCCCTGGCCGAATTGCTGTGTAGCTTCAGCGAATGCGCGGCGACGATCCACCAGGATACCCATGAACCGCAGTCCAAGGGTGTCCATTTGCTGGATGTTGATGATGAGTCGCTGGAAAGTCTGGGAGCTGTCCCACCCGGCAACGACTGCGAGATCCTGAGACGCACGAGCTAGCTTGGTGGCGTATTCTTCTACGTCATCAACAGGGACGATGTCGGCTCGGATGAAGTTAGCAAGAGACTCTCTTGCAGACGCAGCAGTAATGCCCAGCTTGCGAACTGCAGCTTCTGTTTTGGTTATGCTCTCTTCTGAGATGCCTGCGTTCTCGGCTACCTTTCTAAGAACGGTGCCCAGGACTTCTGTCCTAGCTGCTGTGTCAGCTAGGTTCTTAACAAAGGAGACAAGGAAGTAGCCGCCAATAAACTGGCTCAGGTTTCGAGCACTAATCAGCAGAGATTCGAAAGAGCGAACAAGACCAACAGTCGCTTGATCGGTACTGTCTATATCCTTGGCAGTTTTTCTTGCACTCGTACCTACATCCTCCAGTCCATCGGAGGTTCTTTTGCTCTGATCACCAATACCCTTGAGACCATCTACAAGGGTCCGGAGATCATCAGCAATTCCCTTGAGCGTATCAGTTACATCACTGAATGCTCGTATGTAGATATCAAGATTGGCTGTTGCCACCGCTTTCCTCCACCGCTCTCCAGATTTTCTGGAATCCGTCCTTGTCGGCTTGTGACGCTCGTAAAAGCGTGAGCGTCATAAGGTGGTCCGTCCTTTTTCTCTCCTTGACCACCGAAAGCAAGGCGACAACCTGCCTGTAAGTGTATTTTCGAACCTCCGAAAGCGTATAGCCAGCCGATACCAGAAAGTCTGCTGCGATTACGAGAGACTCTTCGAAGCTTGCGAGACCGTCTCCGGCGGGGGCTTTCGAAGCTTCAACGCTTCGCCCTGTAATTTTTCGATAGCCCTTCTTAGTGCCAAAGGGTCTGGCACCGACAGTTCCCAGATGGCTGCGATAGCCACCAACTGAGTTGACGCAGGGATAAGCCTGACGTAATCCTCCTGACCAACAGCATCTGCTGCTAGAGCAATGATGTCAGTCACCATCTTAGGAGCAGTTGAAATGATGCCGGAGAAATCAGGATTATCCGACACAAAGAACAAGGCGAAGTCGTCTTTGTGCTTTGTCAAAACTGCCGATACGTCTTCAAGACTAAGACCTCTAAGAGACAGAGTCCCGTTACCCACTGTAATAACAGCCGGAGGTGGAAGAAGGTCCTTGATGCTGACAGCCATTTTGCTCTCCAAAAAAAGGGGGGCTTTCGCCCCCCAATCTTACTCCTGCCCCATCACATCATGCTAGCAGAGTCTGCTTGAAATACTTGGAACCAGAGGTCCTCAGGTTGTCAGCGAGGACATTGCCTTCCATCACAAACTGCTGGACACCATCCCCGATCAACGCGAGTTCCTTGAGCGGATCAACGGAGAACCGGAAGACCTCGACCACTACAGGAGCATTCTCGGCAGCAGTATTGAGACCCTCGAAACGGAGGTAGTAGTCGGTGGCTCCCTGGGTCAGGGCATCGATGACCTTCTGCGCCGAATAGGTGTAATTGACGACCACATTGTCATTGTCCTGAATGGCAGTAGAAGGAGTAGCCGCCCACATCACGCTGCCAGCCTCCTCGTTGACCTTGTAGTCCCAATCACCATCTGCATCACCAACCGTGTACTCGACAAGCGTATCGGTGCCGACCTCAAGAGTAAGACCATCGATCTTGATGTGACCGAGAGCCATAACCTTGCCAAGCTGCACACCAGCCGTGTAGGTAGTGTCGGTAACAGTGCCAGCGGTGACATCAGTTGCAGAAGCTCGCAGAGCAATGTTGAGGTTAGCCGCGTTGAAGGACTCCATCGTCATGGTCAGAGAAGCCTTCGTCTCCTGAGTGAGACGAAGGTCAATGCTGCGCTGACCAGACTGCGACTCCTTATGCTCAAGGACCGAAGTCGCTACTGCAATTCGCAGATCACTGACGTTGCCAACAGGAACCAGACCCGTAGGCAGACCGGTAAGGGTGTCACGAGTGCCGATCATAACGACACCCTGACCCGAGTAGTAAGTACTGACTGCGTCCCAAGTGCTCATAGTTGTCTAGCCTCCGAAAGGTGAAATTATCGCTTGTTGAACCAGAACAGGATGATCTGATCCCCGTCTTGGTCAGCGTCAGAAACAACACCACCAGTAGCCGTACCACCCGACAGGGTTGCACCGGAGGCAGTGATCGTATCGTCACCAACAATGGTGATCGCATTGCCAGCCGTACCATCTGCATAAGCAGTGATGGTGACAGTGTCTGTGCCATCAGACTCAGCCACATACTGAATTGGGCTGGGACCTCCGTATCTCGTCTGGTACGCATTCAACGTAGCCGCGAGATTGTCAGTAGTCTCCGCATCAGTGTCGCCCAGAAGGAAATGAGTGATGCTGGAAGGGGCTGCCTTGCAGGTAAACACCACACCGTTGACCGTAGCGGTCTCGTTTGCGATGACCGTATCGAGAACGAGTGTACCGGTTGCCTTTGTGCTCACGATGGACATGTTTGCCGTGACATCGGAGATCACACCCGTCGCGACATTCCACGCCGAGAGGATGGTGTCCTCAGTACGAATCGCAGGGACCTCGATCTTGGTGTCTTTCTTTGCCCCGACCAGAACATCAATTGACAATCCGGCGAGTTCACGAATGGCTCGCGGCATAGCGTTTTCAATGCCGGTGCCACCCTGGCCGAGGGTGTTGGGAAGGGTAGTCATCGTCATGTGAGAAATCTCCCAGTTGAGTCGATCAAACGCTATGCGTTGTTGTCATCATTGACCTTCCTAACAGGCAGATCAATTTGTTAGCACAACCACGCACCTCCAAGTTTGGGTATACACCACCGCATTTCCCATCTGCCCACCCGCAGTTTCAGAAAAGAATCTCCAGTGGTGTCCTGACGGAGATCTTCGGTGCTTCAGCACCGCTCTGATCCCATCCAGAAGCTCTAAAGCTGAAGTCTGGGTGTTGAGATTACCAACCGTCTTTGCCTCCAAAACAATGGCGACAACGAAGACAGCCTCCGTCCCCAACCCACCACCTGGAAGTCCTTGTGAGGTAATGCCGGAATAGAAAACCCCCGCACAGGGGAGCTTTACTCCACGAGATTTGTCCAACAGGTCTTCTTCGGAGAAGATCGAAAAGATCTTGTTACGTACTCCAGGAAGCACACTGATCTGATCAAGGAGGTCCTGTTGACAATCAACAATGAGAGACATCAGTTGAGAGCCTTATCGATGAGGTTCTGCAGAACACGTTCCACTACCAGACCATCATTATCACTGAACCCTAAAAAGGGTCTGGCTATTTGCCCTATACCCAGTTGATGGTACTTGGCATAGGGAACATCAGTGGAAATTCTGACTTGCCCTGAGGAAGTGCTTACAGAGGGAGCAGGTTCAAAGTGCTCTTGGATGGATCGAAAAAGGCGACCCGTCTCAAACAGAGTCCCAGTGCCTAGGGTTGACCTTCGATGTACTGCTGCTTGAGAAGGAAGCCAAGGAACTTCATCCGGGTCTACCTCTCTCAAAAATCTGGTTCTGATCCTAGCCAAAACGACAGTAGTCGCTTTTTCCAGAATGTACTGAGGATCAGTTACCGCTTCTATCCGCTTGAGTCTCTCAAGCAGTTTTGAGTAGTCAAATTTATCAACTTCAGTGAGAGATAGCGAAAGGTCCATTTACGTCTCTATTGGTTTTAGTTGCAGCCCATAGCCTCGATAGAACGGCTGAAGGTGTACGCTGACTTGGTTGTACCCCTCCTTAAGAATCGACTGCCACTCTTCACTACGGTTGGTGATCTGCACGGTATTCATCACGAGCGGTATCAAGGAGAACATTGCCTCCTTGACCCCCTGAGGAGGCAGGTTGGCAGTGATACCAGTTGCACTCTTACGGAAGCCTGCCGTATACGCCACCGAGACGTAGTAGCCCTCGTAAGAGGAGGGGATGTACACGATACCTTTACGCCGGTTGATCTGGACTTCGGTTGCCGACACAGAGGTGGTGATGTCGGAGATTGTGTCCCCAACCTTCACCACCACTGCATCGTCAGTAAGAAATGCCTTGGTAAGGCGCAACCGAAAATTGGAGCGGAAGTCAGGAGGTCTGTCGTTGGAGTCCAGGTAGAAAAGATCGGTGTGACTAGCAGAGTCGAAATCAGTTCCCAGCGAGGCAGACAGCATACTCGTTGCTGCGATAATACACGTTGTCAGCGTCGAATCGACTTCTTCACTGTCATTCAGAGCCATGCGCTCTTTGATCTCTTCTACCGAAACTAGGTCCATTGTCAGACCTCTACTCCATGCTCTGCTGCGGTATCAATCTCGTCACCCCCATAAGCGGGAGAGCGAGTTGCCCCTGCACGCCTACCGCGTTTACGTGGCGGCTTTGGAAGAACAACACCTTTCTCAGCTAGCTCCACATCTTCGCTTGAAGCCACTCTGAAAAATGGAATGCCAGCATCGTCGGCTCGACTGAGAAGATCTGTGGCCTTCTCTTGGTCAACTTCGTACACCTGACCCCGACGATAAATCTCCTGGGTAGGATGGAATAGATAGGTAGTGACTCTTGTCAAACAGACTTTCACGGGGTTAGCTCTCCGGATAGTTATCGCCATTTTTAACAAAAAAGGGGGGATGTGACTCCCCCCTTTCCTCTACTGAGTCATCAGCTAACAGGTTAGCCGATATTGTTGTACTTCACCACTGCGTCCTCTTCCTCGATCTCGCAAGCAACACGAGTCGTCAAGACGATGATGAACTCACGAGTACGGATATCCTTATCATACTCAATGGTAACCCTTCTCTGAATTCCAAAAATGAGGTTGAGCGGATTGACAAACAGACCCTTGGCAGCGGGCATCATCGGTGCGCCAAGAACCTGCGAGCCCCATGCGTACAGCGGGCCGAGTCCCTGCAGCATCGTATCGCCAAGACCCGTCGCACGATCCGAGTAGGTATCACGCATCTCGGTCTCGTTGTCCACCGAGAAAAAGTGAACCAGCTCGCCACGATTCCGGAGGTACTTATCCGGCATCGCTTTGACGGCATTCTTCAGCAGGGTCTTGCTGATCGTAGCACCACCAGCATCAACAACATGCGTAGTGACCAGTTTCATCCAGCCGTCAAGAAGAGCGAGGTAGGGGTCACCGGAAATCGAGTCGCCCAGAAGAACCAGCTCCTCCAGATCGAGAGCGGCACGCTCAGCAATCAGAGTAACGATGGTGCTATGCAGACCACCGGCACCACCAGACTCTGACGAAGCATTGATGTTGCCGCGCTCGATATTATCCTCAAGCACTTCGTAGGGGATTCTGACTTCAGCCATCACCTCTTCAGTGTTGAGCACAACCTGCGACAGATCAGGCTTCGCACGATCACTCGGATCAAGTGCCGTAACAGAGACTGCCGGGCGCAAAATTCGACTACCGAAGCCGATCTTATTGATCTTCCTCGTTGGCGAATTCATGGTGACGACACGAGCACTGTTGAGAACAGTGGGGCTGTCAATCAGAGTGCGGATGAAACGATCAGTCTGCTCGGGGTTGAGAAGACCACCATCGGACACGAGATCGCTAAGAGCGATGTCTGCCTTTCGAACAAGTTCAGCATTGCTGCTCATGTGAGTGAACCTCCGTACAGTTAACGAGAACGCATTTTCTGGCGAGGCAGAAAAGCCGTGTCGAACAGACCAGATCGCGGATCACTGTCCGCTTTCTTCGTCGCAGTGGTAGGCTTGTCTCCGGGAGGGATAGAACCAACCACCGTGCCTTTGACGACAGCCTGAGCCGATTTAGCCATTTCCTTCGCCTCAGCCATCGACGCTTCCAGAGATTCACTCTTTTTGCTGATGTCTGAGACTTTGTTGCCGAGATCCTCGATGCTCTTCACCACCGACATAACCTGCTCGGTGACGGGAGCAATAAGCTTCTCCGCAATCTTTTGAATTGCCTCTAGCGGCAACTCAGCTTGAACAGGAGCCACAGGCTCAGTAACAGGGGTCTTCTCATCAACCTTGTCGTCGTCCTCTTCCTCCTTTGCAATGCCCTCGACAACCGAATACACGTTGTCAGCAGCATTGACTAGCGAGGCCGGAAGAGCGGAAGCATAGTCCTTGATGAGAGCACCAAACGCAGCCAGTGCCTGCTCAGCCTTTGCAACCTTTTCCTCTGTCGGGCATTTGCCACAGGAGAGAATCTCCATAGTGGAGTCAAACATGTGCCCGAAAGCCAGATCGATCCCAGGAAGATAGCCGTCTGCCTTAGTGACAAACGAGGTATTCTCCGTAGGAAAATCTTTGACTAGAGCCAGGAGGTGAGAATTCATCCGGATGATATCAGCACCCTCGGTATCACCCTGCTTGAGGATGATGGTTCCATCTTCCTGCTCAGCAGCATCATCAACGGAGAAGCCATTGTCCTTGAGGATCTCCTGCACCTTGGCAAGAGCCTCGGTCTTCTCGACTACGATACCCACGATGGTCGGAACAACCTTCTGCTCAATCTCAGTCTCAGGCGAGACTGCCTTTTCGACTTTCTCGTCGGGAGCAGATTCCCGCTTGAAAATTTTCTCCAGATTGATCATGGAATCAGTCTCCCGTGACTGTTTGATAATTCGGAATGGAATCCTATTAGCCCCCCTCTCGACTAGAGAGATGTAGCTGACGGAAGGATTCTCCAGCTTTACCGACTTGAGTTTTACCTTTGCCATGAACCTACGGTAGCAGCACCTAACAAACGGAACAAATGGTCAAACTTCTTGAGGGACCAGTAACTCTATGTGAGAAAAGCGATGGTTGTGCTCGGAAACTGTGTCTGTGACCGTCCCCTTTTTGATGGTGTGCTTGTGACCCTTTGCTTCGTCAGTAACCCCACCAAGGAAGTTTCCGTCTGCGTCGTAGGAAACGTAGAAGCGATGTGAATGCCCATCGTCCGCTTTAGACGTAAGTCCCTCTAGAACAGGGGGGATGTCAATCTCCACCTCAGAGTTGGTCTTGGTGACGAAGGCTTCGATGGACAGACCGTTGATCTTGCCACTCTTGATGGCAGACCAAGTCTCATCATCTGGAACGTGAATGCCCACCACCCAAGAACCGGGGATGGGAAACGTGTCGTCTCCCTTGCGGGAGATGAAGGACTCGACTACAGACGCACCAGGAACCAGCTTGTTGGTGTGCTGAACATCGATCTGGGAAACCTTCTTGTCACGGAGAAACTTGTAAGCCATCTCCCTAATGGAAACGGCATCCATGTGTTCACCGTCTGAATCTGGGATTCCGGGCACATAAACTTCTGCCCAGACAATGCGTTGTTCTTCTGATTCTGCAGCGAGTTTTAGCTCAGGCATAAGGTCACCTCATTTGAGGCAACCTTACGACCTCCTAACGTACAGTGCAGTAGCTTGCTCTTTTGTCAGCCCGAGAAACTCAACGGCATAGCGTATAGTGGCTGCTTGAATCTCTGACCCCTCCCAGTCGTAGGAGGAAAGAATTTCTTCGTGCAGGGGCTCGTCGTATTTGACATCTCCCTGAATAAAGAGAGCCCCTGGCTCTGGCAGCTTAGGGGGTGACGTAGGCATTGAATCGTGCCATGGCTAGTGGGTTAGAAAAATCCAGCACTCCATCCCAATGAACACCCCGCAAAATTCTTGCCCCCCACTGTGGTATGTCCGAGATAGCCCACAGGGCTAACTGATCACCTTGCCTCAGGCGAGCTAGGGCGGCTGTGGCTACCTGCTTCACATCCGCCGGAAGCCCGAGACCCTCATTGATGCGCCAAGCTATCGTGTTGAAGAAGCTACCCCAGACCTCAGAAGTGATCTTAAGATCACTCGGTAGCCATCCGTACCTTGCCCAAGCATAGGCACCGATATCGATGTCCGCATTGAGCGTAATCTTCGTCACCCCCAACGACTTGGCAAAGTCCACCAAGGTGCTGATGACTTGCTTGCCAACACCCTTACCCTGTGCCGACGCAGGCAGACCTATGCCAGCAAGGTACAAGCTGCTGTCTGCTTTCAGGAGGAAGATCAGATCAGAAGATTCTTCCAGGCCAAACATTCTCCCGTTAAACCAGAACCCAAGATTCCCATCCATGCCTGAGCGCAGACCAAAATGGTATTTGCGGCTCCACTCCTCTAGATCTTGCTGAATCTCCCTGAACGAGACACCGGTCAACAGCTCTACCACCTCACGAGGATCACGCTTAACAAGCTTGTTCCAGGCATCTACAACCTTAGCCTCGGAAAATGTCTCGGGAAATGCTGCCTTGATGTCAGCGTCAGTGAAATTAGTGGACAAAGGCAACGGGAACGCTGCCTGCCACGAAGCCGTCTGCTCAATGGTCGGGACCTTGTCCTCCGGGACCAGGATGCCTCGACAGTACGGATGATAGGGGGGGATGTGCCAGTTGCTGCGAATGATATCAATATCATCCATGTCCGCCAGGGCATCGAGAGAGGCTTTGTCCTTCTTCGGCCAGGGCTGCAAACTTCTTAGGTCGTCCGGATTGTCAGTGGCTAAGATGATATCGAGTGCTTTACTGGCATCGGAGACAAAGAACACCTTGCCATGCATGATTTTGCAGACCGGGCAGATCTTGGTGTCGAGTTGCTCGCTCACTGCGTACCTCTGCACATCAGTGGCGTTAGCTTCCAGCGTGAAGCCATAGGCCGACACCCGAGAGGTGTGCAGACCTGAAATCATTTGCAAAAGCTTGTCGCCTTCCTTCCGGAAGCTCACGAACTCCTGAGCTAGGTTGAGCTTGGTCTCTGCCTTACGGATAGGAGACTTGGTCAAACACTCTGCGAGTTCAAGAGTCAGATCAGCCACGATCCCTCCAAGCCTTAGTCTCTGGGTCGAAGGTAGCCACCGGCTCAACAGTCACAATCGTCACCTCTATAGGACCGCGCAAAGCATTCCAACGATAAGTCTCCTTCCTGACACCTACCACCCGGAACCTTCCAGCAGTAATAGCTTCGTTGTACACGTAACCAGACTCTTTTGCCTCACTAGCCTTGTTCTTGCTGTACGCTACTATCGGAGTACCTTTGACAAACTCCAATACCGTTGGCAATCCTTCTTGATCCGATTCCTCACTACGAATTCCATACGAGGCAGAGTTACCACCTTCTCCTGAAGTTGCTAGCAAAGGAACATCAAAAGTGTCCCCTATCTTCCAATCGATTTGCCGTATATTTTCAAACCCATGGTACAAAAGCTCTTCAGATCCAACCGTATCAGAGTGGATAGCAGAGAGCATCTCCTTAGCCACTGACGCTAAACCAGGATCGAACATACCACCAGATAGTCTGTACCCTGAGTACCCAGGTATCGCCATCATGTCCGCAGCAGCGGTGGCTATGGTTCTGCTGTAGCTATGGGAATACCCCCAGGAATCTGAATACTTATGCCGAAAGATCTTATGGCTAGAAGTATCTGGCGGTTTATAACCGGGAGGGCTGTAGTAACTGCTGACAAACAACTTCGGACCAGAGGTAGAACAGAACTGCCCTCCCTTAGGTGAACCGGTAGGCTCATGGCAAGGATTGCTCTTTTTAATCTCTAGCTTGCCATTAGACGGAGAGAGCGGCGTAGTGTCCTCGTAGAGCGAGTGCTTGGAGATCAAGTCCAGGAGGCTGCGCCGGAGATCAGCCTCTAGCTGGTTGGTGACGTAGTTCTTGAGCAGAACAGTGGTGCGCTCGATGTGCTGATCCAGGTCCTGCTTGTTAAGGTCCGTCTTCTTCGGACTACCATTGGTTAAACGGGACGCACCAAAAAGTAAGGCAGCGGTGGTGTAGTACCTGACCGCTGCCTTGTTGTCGTCTACGATCTGATCTAGAGAGAGCCGATTGGCTAAGCGGGTCGCGGTTCCATAGTCGGAGTGGAATAGGGCTTTGCGTACTGCGCCCTCAGTCTCAACAAATATCCTGTTCCAGGATTTCTGCAGGTTCTCGTACAGGGACTTCTCGATAGCCAAGAAGGCTTCGGCATTTACCATGGTCACGCATCGAACTTGATCACTTTCTTCAGCTTAACAGCTTTTCCAGTGTGTGTTCGCCATTCCGACATAGAGTGCATCTGCACACCCTTTGCTCCAGGTACTGGCTCAAACTCCAACAGGCTTATCTGCTTCGGGTCTAGCCTAGCGAAGGCTTCAGTATCGTTGAAGATGAAGAGAGGATCTGTGGGTCCTCCGGCTGCTTCACGAAACCACAGCCACTGCTTCATAAACTCCATGCGATTGGAGAGCATTTCTTTCGGAGAGAGCTTTCTCTCGTAGGTAGCAGCCCAGCCTTCACCTTCATACCCAGGCAAATAACCTGTGCGCTTCCAGCCCTTGTCTGTCTCCAGGCTAGGGTCCTCGAAAATATCAGCCTGCTTAGTGCGTATCCCAGTACGCAATTCCTGCATCAACGCGGTGTCTCGGTCTGAGCCATCATGGATACCACCGTATTCCCGGATGTCCCTTATCCACCCCTTATCGGCCCCTACTCCACGAGTAGCTTGATCTAGGAGAGCATCCACATCAATCCGGCCATTCAAGAATGCGTGAGTGAGACGCATAGCATTGCGAATCTCCAACGCTACCTTGGGATCATCAGTGAAGGACACCGTAGTATCGTCCCCTCCACCAAGACCCAAACCACTTTGCTGCGAAAGCTCGTCACGAGACTTCAGCCCTTCCTCGACCACCTTATCTCTTGCTGTAGTAACGTGATACAGCGTGGCAGGGAGGTCCTTGTATCCATCAGGATTGCCAGAGTCTGAGCCTCTCCAACCAAGTTTCTCTGCTTCAGCAGCAGGAAGAGTGCCTAGCGATACCGCTTCACCTATCTCACGATTCCATTGCCGTACCAGCTTCTTCTCTTCCTGGTACAGCCCCTCATTCATCTTGCCATCGGCACCAACCCAGTTGATTTCTGGCTTCTTGCCAAAACGACCAGCAGAGCAAAACTGACCTCCCTTACCACTACCCGCAGGTTCGTGGCAAGGGTTTCCTGAGCCCTTACGAGTACGAGACAGCCTACGCCCTTGCAAAGGAAAAAAATCAGTAGTCAAGCCCCCTGAATCAACATGTTGCTTTGGAATAAGGTCGAAAAAATTACGGTTCTTTCTAGGAGCTACAACCCTGCTCTTAAGAGGAGGGTCTATAGAATACTGTGGTTCACTGGTGGGCTCTATTTCATCATAGTATGAGTCCAAGCTATCCAACAAAAGATTACGTCTACCGCGAATTTTTGACGCAAAAGTAAACCTCCCCTTAGCATCATGGTAGGGGTTGTATTTGAGGATGGTGAAGTATTCAATCATCCTTCTTTGCCTTTACCTTTTGCTGACGCTTTCCTCTTGTCGTATTTGTCCATCAACTCCTTGGCTTTCATAAAGTAAGCATAGGTGTTGTCGAAGGTGTCCTTACGAGGACCTAGTGCAGCAGATGCCCGTCTACGAATTTTAGCTCTAAGGTAGTCCTCTTTGTTTGGACCGTGCAATCGATCTAAAACCTCGTCAATCTCCCCCTGCATACGTACTTGTCTAGCTTTCTTGTTTTCTGGCTTAGCATCTGCAGCAGAGTCTGTCTCTCCTGGTCCGTGTTTACCACTAGAACAAAACTGCCCACCATCTGGGCTACCTTTAGGAGCGTGACAAGGGTTTCCCTGGGCCTTCTCTACCTGGAACAAAATACCGGCACGGTGAAAGATGCTCATTAGTCAAAATCCTCTGAGTTGACAAGCCCAGGTCCTAGGTAGTCCTCACAGGTCTTGTGAAAGTCACACCAAGTGATATTAGGATCACTGGTATCAGCCGCTGATCGATGCTGAGGACAATCCCACTGCTCACACTCAGCACTGCAAAAAGTATCGTGGATCATTTCTTGCGCTTCTTCCAACAGTCCCAACAAACTATGCCACTGCTTAGAAGGAAAAAAACTCCTACTATGGCAAACGTCACCATCCCCCAGATTTCTAGCCAATAGATTTGGGCATCGATAGCAGCGTGTTGCATGTAAGCAAAATACAACCTCCTAACCCCTCGGATTAGAGGGTCCTACCCACTCATCATTGACAATCCAGCCTTTTTCAACAGCCGCCTTGTAAACCGGAAGGTGACGGAAGGTATCCAAATCAGTAACAACTGACATGAAGGCCGGAGATTTGTAGGGTGGGAGATCCCAGGTCCTCTTGGTCCAATCTGCGTTATCCAAGTCAGCATCGATGTTATACGCTTTACGAGCCATGACGCACCTCAGAAGGGTATGTCCTTATCTAAAGGAGATGTATATCTACCAGGATTCTCTTCAAGCATTCTTTTACGTGCTGCTTTTACCTCTGCTGTTACTGCTTCAGCAGTTGTCTCATAAGACCCATCCAATATGGCATTGTAGGCAATGAGGGCAGGCTGCGCTTCACGAGCAGTCTGATAGTTATCCCCTGTCATACCATACTGAGGATTCTCATCAAACTCTTTTCCAGCAATCGTTGCCTGTACCCGCTGCTCCTGCCTGTATTTATCTGCTGTCTCGGGTAGAGTAGCCGCTGTAATGCTCATTATCGGGTCCCCTCTACCACCATTAGCAGTCGTTGGTACAAGGGATATGTACTTGGCTTTCTGTACTCCTCCAAGTACCACAAACTCATCCTCTCCTTTGCACCCAAATCCCGTCTCACATGTAGACAATATTTTAGAGGCTGGAACCTTGATCATAAATACGGACCCAGTTTTGTTGTACTTTGAGTACTGGCTATGGGATGTCTCCGCTACAAATCCTTGGGCAGAATCAGCGGAGTAAGCAAAAGAAGACATAGGCTGAAGTTGAAACTCTGTCTCTCCCACAGAGACAGTATAGCTGGTAGACATCACAGGAAGATTACGATCATCAGTCCCAGGCACAGAGAAGGTAATCGACTTCTGTGCCTTTCCATATTCTGACTGCGGAAGATTAACCCCCCTAAATAAGATCAGCTCTTTGATCCCAGCCTCGGCAAGAAGCTCCTGGGTCAGATCGTACTGAGCCCTAAGAAACTTGCGGTAAAAAGTCTCTTTGGAAGTACCTTTACCATACAGAGCCCAGGCTTCATTGTATTGATAGTCATCCGGAGTATTTGAATGTAGATGACCCATATCTGCCAGATCAAGACCAAACTCATCCTTTGCTGCTAGCTGCAGAACTATAGACCTGGCATCGTGGTCCCCAGAAGTATTTGCCCACCTATGAATTAACTCTCTTACCTCGTCGTACATCTTTTCATGTAGGTATTTTTCCTTCTCCTCTGCATACAAGTCTGGGTCTAGATTACTTAGTACCTCCTCCAACTTTCCTGTAGAGGAAAGCAAAGTAACCATATCCATCTTATCAAACACTGCTGGGTTGTCTGCGCTTACAGGACCTAAACGATTGGCTACCTCTTCTGTGTCTAGAGCAAGCATTTCTCTGTGGTTTACAATGTGCCCCTCAGGAAACACTTTATCTAACGCTTCCTTCATCTCCAACAAAGAAAGCCGTGAGGACAGCTTCATTAAAGCAGTAAAAGAAGTAAAGCCCTTATCCCCAAGATACCCTTCAAACGCTGTCATGGCTTCTGGGTCATTCAATAACTTGTTAGCCACCCTGGCTTGAACACGTATCTTAGACTTTGCACCGGAGGCATCGTCATCATTTTTACCCCACCGAGTACCAAATAGCTTCTGTAGCTTCTTCAGGTCCTCTTGAGATCTTTGTATATCGTTTTCCGATATCTTGCCTTCACTAGCCATCCCACACACAGACAGGGGGGCAAACTTTCCGCTCTTCGGATCGTGGCAAGGGTTTCCCTCTCCTTTAAGAATGGAGAGGAACTTTGTCACCTTGTCCTGCTTCTTCTTGAGGGCTTTGGTTAGCCTCTTACCCCACTTGTTAAATATGACAATCTCTCGATACAGCTTAGCCATATCTCTTTGCGCTAGGGGTACTTTGTTGAGGATGACCCCAGACTTGATGTAGGTCCTGGCTACCGAATCATCTATTAGCGGAAGGATGTACTTGTGCTCATCAGATATGACACTAGCAAACCCCTTTTGATTGGTGAGCACCCCCTGTATTTCCTTACGCAGAGACTCAAAACTCTGACCATCCTCTTCAAGGATTTCATTTGCCCTTCTGAGATGATCACCTTCCTTGTGAATGGTAAAAGACTTGATGAAGCCAAAATCAGCTAGCACCTGGAGGGCTAAGGTACGCTCCATAGCCTGATAGGCTTTCTCACAATCAAACTGAGTGGCACACTTCTTAGAACCAACATGCCCCTGTGAAACACCCTCCAACATAGGAGCTTTGTACCGCAGGGTGTAATATGCAGCCCCCATAGCGGCATTGAATACTCCCTTCATCCAAATGAACGCTTCACTAGCATCTGAACTGTAGGCACCTAAATAAGCAGGATCGTGATCCACCATGCCGTACCAGCCATCCGGCATAGTGACTCCCATCAACCCACCATCAGCACTGCAGGCGAGCATCTCTTTCGCCCCCCACAGTCCTGCTACTAAACAATCTCCTACCGACAACCCTGCTAGTTGATTGGGGTGGTTGTGAAGAACCACCCTTCCCTCAAGGTTTGCCAATTGCTCAGCAACCATAGGAACATGATGTGCAGAGCCCTCTATAAACAGATCGTCAGCCGTACCATCCTTGGTTGCGAAGAGAGCTTCTGTAGTTTGCTTGCCAGCATTTTCGAGGTCAGCTTCACGCTGTATCAGGCTCGACATCTTCTCCACGAGCCAGTCTTTTATCTCCAGCGAATGCTTAGGCCCGGCTGACCCCAAATTGCACACCTCTGAGGGCGCAAATTGCCCGCCCTTGCCTTCAGGAGCCCCGGCAGGGTGGTGGCAAGGGTTACCACTGGAATCGGCCTTAAAAGCCTTATTTGGGGTGAGAAACACTACATCACCATCAGCAAAGATGACTTTGGCAAGCTCGTAATCCTGGTCGCTACACGGAGTGAAATCCCGCTTCATGTAGACTACGGTTGCGTCTCTACCGCTGACAGTGGTGTTAACGATCATTGTTTGTGTGCTTCGTAGTAGGCTATCTGCCCAGCCAAATAGGCTTCCCGTATTGACTTATCCATCCATGAGCTTTTTACAAACTTGAATAGGTCTGTCCACGAGGACCTTTCTGGAGTAGAAAGCCTAGATCTTCGAGCGGCATACTCTGCAAGAGTCTCCGTTACAGGAGAAAGAAAATCGATGTAAGTAGTGGTTTTACGAGATACGTAATCGTTATAGGCTTGCCACCACTTACTACTGTAAGCAGTAATCCCATCCTCTTTTTTCAGCCTGTCAAACTTCGCAAACATGAAATTGTGAAAATTGTAGAGGTGTGAGTACTTGTCTTTGTACTTCTTATCCATCTTGGGCCATTTGCCGGTCTTGTAATCCATCATAGGATTTGCCCTTACCGGCATAGGCTCCCCTCTCCTCCTCCCTCCTTCATGCTCCCAATCGCTCCACGCACTTTGGTAGTCGTCCATGGCTTTTCGTTCTTCTCTTTCAAACGCCTCAAAAGTTGCACGAAACATATGATGCATTATTTCGTGGGATACAATGGAATTTACATCGCTAATGAGATTTTGCTCTGCGTTAATCCTGCGCCACTGATCACCAGAGGAATACTCTGACATAAAATCCTTAACCGTAATGGGTAAGTAAATGTCTATCTCCCCCTTTCTAGGAGTGTCATGGGTATACGCAACACCAGCAGCATCATGCGTCTCCCCATTAAGATCAAAGGTATACCCCTTATCAGTTACATGGATCAACTCTAGAGGGTATCCCAGCGTAGAGGCTACAGACTCAACTTGCTTAATAAGCAGCCTCTCAAGGGGGTGTAATTCCCTGTTTGAGTCCTGAAGATCAAGATGTATTTTGTCTCCCAAAGAATGAGCTATGTCATGCCTAGACATTCCACAAGATGCCAAAGGAGCAAACTTGCCCGTCTTAGGATCGTGACAGGGGTTCCCCTCTCCTTTGAGAATGGCGGCAAACATTAGGGGCCTATCTTGGTATCAGGGTTCAACATGTCCTTAGCGTCTTCCAGAGCCATCAACACCTCTGGATTAGCTGGCATGTCCTCAAGCTGACGAATCCAAGCTTCGATCTCTCCCTTTGAAGAGTACCTGGAGATAGGCGGATCGATCAGGTAGTAGCTATTGTTTTGCGGTTTCATACATCACTCCATGAAATCGAAGATCTTGCTGTTACGAATAGCTTCCTTAACCTCAGGGTCGGGATAGTACTTGATGGCATTCTTCACTCGTTTGACCATCGTATCCCTCAAGAGGTTAGCCATAGAACTTTCGTGCCGTCCATTGAGGTAGCCAAGCACATCTGGACCCAGCTTATACTCAAGCTTGATGAGCCCCAGCTTGTCCAGTGCCTGCACCATGAGGAGATTATGCGTGTACTGAGCTTCTGTAATTGATATGTCTCCTAGCATGATGGAGGCACTTAGCAGTTGGTACATGCCCTGATCCAACATCCTGTGTGTCTCTTTCAAAACCCCAGGAAGCTTGCGAGCATTCTCATTGATCGTAGCCCGATAGAACGAACCATCTGCACCCACGGCTTCCACTGCCCGCAGGTTTTGCGTAGTGGCAAACATGATGTCCTGGATTGACAACGCTGACCGGCTAGGATGGTTGTGGACCATCACCCAGGAGTTGTTGTCGGCTGCAGAGCCCTGAGACATCCGGGCCAAATCTTCCTCTGAGAATTCAATCTCAGTCGGAGATCCGGAGGTGCGCTGTATGACGCTCTTACCATTCCCGTCAATCAAGACCCCGTGCTCGTTACCATCCTCTTCCCCTAAGAACGACACCGCTTTCCTCGCTGCCTCGATGCCCGCCTCCTGCTTCTTGAGGACCTTGTTGAACTTTTTTGCAGTTCTTCCTCCCTTCAGAGGTAGTTTCAACTGCCTGGGCTCACCGAGTGAGCCACCCCCCTTCTTGCCACCACTGCAAAACTGCCCACCACCAGGACCAGCCGGGTTGTGGCACTCGTTACCCTTGAAGATCTCTTCGAACCGGCGGATAAGCTCTCGTACCCGAACCTCCAGCAGCGTCTTTCTTCCATCACTGATATCGAGGTGCTTGTCCTTGATGAAGTCGTCAGCAGACTTGCCATACGTCTCTGCCAACTTCGCAAACTGCTTTTGCCCAAGATCGAGGACCTTAGCTAACTCTTCATTGGCATTAGTACGAGTCACGTTAACGACTAGATGATCCTGTTGCCAAGACACCCCATCGTATTTCGTACCCACCATGCCTAACGTAAACTTAGGCAGCAGACCGGACACCTCGGGCACTGCCTCCTTCAGCCGTGCCTTCACGGAATCAGTCAGATCTTTCTGGGCATCGATGTTGGCAATCATCCGCTTCTGCGCTTCGCTAACAGAGATCTTCTGCTGCGCCAGATCCACCAGCACCTTGGTATTGGACCCGACGTACCGGATCAACGGAGGCATCTTCTCCTTGTGGAAGAGAGCCAAGTTGTCAGAGGTGCTAAACGCTGAAAGCTCTGCCTCGGTTTCCCAGTTGATGCCAGTGACATCGTGAGAGTAAATGACCTGTGATGCTAATTGCACGAAGTCACGGCTGAAGTACTTCTCCATCATCGGAGCAACGTGTTCCTGGAAATACTGGGCCGACCAACGAGGATGGTCGGCATCAAGAAAGGCACGAGACGGAGGAGTCAGATACCCTGCGTCATGGTAGACCGCAGCAAGATTCATCAAGGCTTGATTAAGCGGGGTGTTGTGAGCCCCCGGCAAAACAGCAAGGATATCCCTGCTCATCTGAGCATCACCATACAGATGATGAATGCCGTGATCCCCTAAGGTCCTACCCTGAGACTCTATGTCCTGAGCCAACAAATGATCCGTGGCATCCATCGAGATCTCACGAACACCCTCTTCAGAAACTCCGGCTGCCTTCAGGGAATCTTGCAGAGACTGCATCATGGTGCGAGCCAACTGACGCGCCTCCTCAGGAATCAACTCCACAGCAGAATCGATACGCTTGGAGATATCAGCCGCCAGATCCTTGGTATACGGTCTTTCCCCCAAACTGGCTAGCAGCTCATCCATGCGAGCCTTAACCGTGACACGAGGGTTGCCGTAAGCATCCTTTTCTTCACGAGACAGGCTCTTCCACTTCGCCCGCGACTCCATGAAAGGCTGCGCTTTCCACTTAGCCGCATCAAAATCCGAAGGACTGGCAAACTCTTTACCGGGGGCTTCCCGAAGCTTCTTGCCTTCGGTCCCGTCTCCTCGGTAATGCGTAGCCTTGGGCTTTGATCCCGCCCCAGGCTTCTCGCAGAATTGCCCACCATCAGGCTTGCCCTTAGGCTGGTGACAGTCGTTGCCTTTGAGAATCTTGGCTAGCATGGAGCACCTCAATGCATATGATCGGCACAGCAACCAGCAAGCTCGTTAGTCCCATCGAGCTTCTTGGCAACGAACGTCTTGACCGACAACATGTTGTCAAACACGCGCCGATAAGTCACAGGCAGTGCATCCACCCGAGACAGCACCAACAGCCGCTCAGGGTCAGACATCGCACCATCCTCAAGACCCACGGCAACAGACCACTTGAGTACTAGGTCGGCTATGTCCTCGGGGTGAACCTCCTGCTTCCCTACCGTCTGCCGACGATCAGGCTCCTGCTTCACCGGCTCAACATCATTGCGGACGTTGTTCTTGCCCGTAGGAAGAGAACCCTCGGTGCCCATGAAGTTCTGGCTCTTGCCCGCCGGAGCAGCCATCTCCGCGTTCTTCTTCTCAGCCTCTTCAGAGTAGAGAAGATGCAGCGAAGCGATTTCATTGAGAGCCTTGATGAAGTCCTCACCAGAGATCTTCGGCATTCCTAGCTCCAGTGCCTTCATCTGGATATCCACATTACGCAGATTCACTGGGTTGGAGACATACAGATACTTCTTAGCCCCCAGCTCCGGGAGCAGCTTCTTGTTGATAATCTCGTCAAACTCCACCCGCTCCGGAGTAAACACCTGAGCCTCGGCAACCATGTAACTGGTCATTGCCGTGGCGAAGTTCATGTCGGAGGCTTTGCCCAGGAACAGGGTGGGAAGCCTAAACGCTACTCGGACATGGTCCTCGCAGTTCTGGTCATACCCCTGAAACATGCTGTCCTGGGACCGGAAGTCACCAAAGCGTTCCGTGGAAACCTTGACCGAACCCGCTGAATCCAGCGTGCCTCCTGAGGCTTGCACCTCGACCACCGCAATACGATTCTTGGATTTCGCAGAGCCAGAAAAGAACGTCTGCAACTGATCTCGTACATCCTCAGTCAACAGACCACCCTGCACGAAGACCACTGCCGGAGGAACACCACCGGAGTCGAAGAACTCCAGGTTGAATTCTTCTCCCTTGCGTGATCCCAGGATGCTAGGTAGCTGGTTGATCCAGCGAGGCAGACCATAGGCAGTGGTAGTGTCAGCGATGCAAGTGAAGTGCAATACCTCGCTAGCCATATCAGTCATTGCTAGCTTGCCCTCTGCCCATCTACCAGTCTCACGATTGAGGTCACGAGAGCAACCGAATTCTTTGAAGAAGATTGTCTTCGTGCCGACCTTCTGCGCGAATCTACGCTCGCGTGCCATGTAAGTGGCAGTGACGTTCTCTCCGAAGCGAACGATGGTCTTCTCTACCGACACAGGGTCATCGAGCATCACCAGTCGCATTGACAGACCATCGAGATGACGCAACAGGAGTATCTTGCCCTCAGGATTTCTCATCACCTCCAGATAAGCGTTGCCAATCGTCTCCAGGTCATACCGGAGCTTGCGGCGGATAGAGAGGAAGGACTCACCAGGGAAGGGCTCGTTGAAGAAAGCCTCAAGCCGCTTCTTCTCTTCCAGGTCATCTCCGCTCTGAGGGTCAGCCAAGGTGAGGGTGTACCCCGTGCCATCGATGTTGGTCTCCATGGCAAGGACACACTGCAGCAGGATATTGTTACGTTTGACTAACGCAGAGAGTGTAGACAGCGTGAAAGGCGGGGCAACAATTGCACTGCCGGGATTGAGGACCCCTTCTCCGTAGGTAGGCAGGAACTCGTCCTCTGCCTCCAGCACCACGTTGACCACCAAGGTCTTGGTGTCTGCCTTGAGGACCTTCTTTGAAAGCGTAACATGGCTACGCGGAGGAATGATGTTGGTCTCTGGCATGGGGCTCTCCTGTGCAATAGCTAGATCGTAGTGCCTCCGCTAATGTCAGACAATGGATAGAGTGATATTGAGATCACTTGCGCTTTTTCATTTCCGCTAAATTCTGCCCGATTTCAGCGTCAACGCTGAAGGTTAGCTGTGGTTTCCAGCCAATAATCTCGAAAGGCAAATTCTCCATCACCTCTCGATTGCGCTGCTCCACTTCGTCAATCCTGTCTTCTGGAACGTATGACAAAAGCTGATCGTGGACCATTCCGATCACCGGAGCATCATGCAGCCAACCCCGTTTGTTGAACTCGGCAGTTGCCCACAACGACAGGTCAGACAGAGTGCCCTGCACAGGACTGTTGATGGCTTGCCTCTCACTCTTGGAACGGATGGCATTGTCACGAGAGTCGATGTGAGGAAGATGCCGCACCCTCCCCAACGGAGAGCGCACAGCCTTGTTCTTGTGAGCTATCGAGATGTACTTCTTGTGCCAGCTCCGCAAGGCCGGATAGGTAGCGAAGAACTTGTCCCACACCTCTTCGGCAGAGGAGAGTGTCAAATCCAAACCGTAGCCCGCCGCGTAATTCTGATAGCCGCCGGGACTCATCCCGTAGATCAACCCGAAATTACCAGCCTTGCCTCCCTGCCGAACTTCCGCAGCCTGCTCCGGGTCATGCTCCTGCAGCTTCAGGAACTGCGCCCAGGTCAGCCCGGCTACAGAGGAGCCAGTAACTGCATGTAAGTCCAACCCGTGTTTGTACGCATCGATCATCCTGGTCTCATCAGCAAGACAGGCAGCAATGCGTAGCTCCCCCTGCGAGTAATCATGTGACAGGATCACGTAGCCAGGAGGGGCGACGATAGCTCGACGTAGCTTCTTTGCCCACTTCGTATGCTTAGGCAGGGTCTGGAAGGCAGGGTCCCGAGCCGACAGCCTACCGGTGATGGTGCCGCCGCCTTCATCGTTGTTGAAAAAGAAATAGGTGGGATGAAATCTTCCATCGCTTCTCAGGTGAGAGAGAAAGCCGCCATTGATGACTCCTTCTTTGCTCCTGCCAACAACGTAGGTGCTGAGAGCCTTGGAAGCTGAGGAGTAGTCCACCAGCAGATCTACGAACGGTTTGGCCTTTGGGTTGTTTCGAAACATCATCAGATGGTCCAGACCAACCACCGGCTCGTTCGACTTGGGGGTGAGTTGTAGCGGCTTGAGGTTCAACCCCAAGGGACTGAACATGTAATCGATGAGCAGTCGGGCCTTGAGAGGGTTCGTGTTGTTCTTGTGCTTCGCCATGATGCGCCCGCCGATCACCGAGTAGATCTTCTTCTCAAGGCTAGCCATGTAGCTCAAGATCTCTTGCTCCAGAGCCAGATAGTAGTCGAGGTCCACCAGGACCCCAGTGCGCTCCACCATCTCATAAGCCCTAACAGCGGGATGCAAAATCTTGGTGTAGAACGTCGCAAGCCTCTGGTCCTTGACCACCTCGTTCCGCATTAGCTTGCTTACCCTCAGGCACGCATCTGCGTCCCCGCACGCATACGGAAGGATGTCGTCCTTAGCAATCAAGTCCATCCTCCCCTTCTGCCCCTTGTACCTCCGATTGAACTCGTCGTCGTACCCGGCAAGCTCAGGAATCAATAGCTTGGTGTGGACGTTAAGACTGTTGCCTCGATTCTCATCCAGCAGAGACCCCAGCACCATGGTATCGATGTGGAAGTTGCTGCACTCCAGGCCAGCATGAAACCACAGCCACAGCAGATCGAACTTGAGGTTCGCTCCCCGCAGAGATGCTTTCTTGGTGCCAAGCAGCCATTGCAAAAACTGACGAGTCTCAGAGTGGTAGGTAAAGCTAAACGCCTTTATGGCATCTTGTTTGGTGGCAAAGTGCTGAGCTACTGCCTTACCTTCTTGCCAAGACACCTGTACCGTCACTATCCACCCCTCGGGATAGAGGTAGTCGAGCCCTACCGTCTCAAGATCCAGCGAGACAGCAACCGGCTTGCCAGTGGCAGCGAACTGCTTTTCGATGTCCTCTCTGACTGGCAGAAATGAATCAACCCACTGGTAATCGCCCAGCTTGGGAGACCAACTGCCGGTCTTCACTCTTCGCAGAACAATGCTCAGATCGACAAGCAGCTTGACGTAGCTGGCATAGTTGATTGCCTTCAGAGCGGAGGATTCAGAGATGACCAGCTCAGCTCCGGACGGCAAGGTGTAGACGTTGGGGTAGCGGAGACTGGAGATGGTTCGTCCTTTATGAACCACCCCCAGCGTGCCAAGAACCTTAACGATGTGAGAGCCTAGAGCAAGGACAACGTCGCCCTTCTGAGTTTCAGGGAGATTGGGATTAGCCTCCAGCTTCTCCTTGTTCTCCACCCGCACCATGATCTCCCCCTGCGGAAGCTTCGCTGCCGTGAGCATCTCCCCCAACCCCTCCATCAGGTGTTGGGAGGAATCCGTCGTCCAGATTAACAACATCGATCCGCCTCCAGGGGTGTGCTTTCAGACCTTGGTCTCTCTTCTTGGTAAACGCTGCAACGACTGCCCGCCGATACTTATTGAGGAAGTACAGCGGTCCATAATCCCACGCAGTGTCTTGCAGCTCCTGCGTCTTGCTATTGATCTTTGCTCTAGTCAGCAACGCAATCGACACATGCTCGCTAACCCGGTTGTAGTAGGCATACAGCAGGAGATCTCCGGCGACCTCAAACAGCACCGACGAAATTTCTCCCTGAATACGTGAGCCCATCACCTTAAGCCTCATAGGGACGCTGATGTCGCCGCACAAAGGCAGGTCCCACATTTTCATAGTGCTCTTGTTTCGCACGCGGCTAACCCCAGACGAGGAGTCGGCCCAAGGCACGAGAGACACTTTCAAAGCATCAGCTATGGGAGTGATGAGCGAGAGTTCTTTGGAAGTCAGAAAGTTTCCCATGTCGCCCCCTTCTTGCCGGTCTTTGCCGACACTTGACCAATCATGGTATCGAAATAGATGAGGTCGAAGATGTACTCGTTGCCGTGGACCTCGACCAGTATCAGGCTCACCGGCTCGTCCGTCATGCCAGAAAAAATCTTGGCTGGCAGCACTAACTCGTTTCCCAGCGACAGGGTATCGAACCGAATTCCAGAGAGGTCAGAGATAGTCTTGCTCATGCTCCTTTCCCCTCGATCTTGTCCAATGCTGGAACTGGAGTTAAAAACTCGATGCCATCGGAAGCGATAGCCGTCAGCACCGCACCGACTAGCCTCTGAGGAGTGGTGTTGTCGCAAGACAGATGCACCGACCAGTGACCCCCATCCTTGGCACCGAAGCCAAGGGACTTCAGCGTCTTCTCTGTTACCGCTGTAGAAGGACCGACAACGCGGATAGAAACAGCATTGCCCAGGATGCGTGCCGCCACCTTAAGACCATCGGCGAGGCCCACCACAAAATACCTTGAGCCCCCAGAAGTACCGCGAACCGGCTGGTACAGAGCGGTAGCGTCATTCAAATCCACGATCTTCATCGTCAGCGGATCACCCTTGGTCGGGGCTGAAGTGAAGAGGCTTACATGAAGACCTTCCTGCCCCGCAACCGTCGCAGCCTTGTAAAGAGTGTGCAGCCCTTTGAGAACCTCAGCGGAGAAAAGGTTCACCTGCTTCGGTGGAGCTACTTTGCTCATCATACTAACGACACTAAGAGGACTGGAGGGTAGCTTCCACTGTGCCACCGGCTCGACAGCCAAGGTATCAGCAGGCCACACCCTCAGATACCACTCGGTAGTATCGAAGGTCTGTTCCTTGTCAAGGTAGAACTTGTAGCCTAACGCCACCAGCTCGCCATGGAAATATTCGCACTCCTGGCCGATCTTGGTGAAGAGCATCTTCGGTGAGAAATTGATTGCCACGTTACCCACTCCTTTCTGACTGGCAGAGCCATAGTAATAGTAGTTTGAGGTGCTTGTCAATCCCACGGTGGCATTCTGTCCCCCCAGACATGATCAACACCCAAGGGAGCTACTACATCGTCTCTCCCGTTGTCGAAGGTGTAGCCATAGCCGGAGTAGGAGCTGTTGTAAGTCGAAGCGTAACCCATCACCAGTGGCTTGGAAGAAGCCACCTTCTTGACACCAAAATGCTTGTTCAGGAATTTGACTTGGCTATCCGACTCCACCGACTTGACGCAGTAGTGCTCACGCACGTAACTGATGGCATCCACCTCGCCCAGCATCACCTTGACCAGGGCAGCGAATAACGTACCGGTACGACCATGCCCACCAATGCAGCCTGCGTGGACCTTGGACCCGGCTACAATTTGCTCAGCCAGATAGTCGATCAGCTTCGTAAAGCTCGCAACATCTTTGGGAGCAGAGTGATCGGTGATGGGATACAGCAGAGCAAACCCAGGCTCCCATGGGTATGCTTTCTCGATGTAGGTCATCGAGTGGTCCAAGCCAACATAGATGTCTGCGTCTTTAACCACAGGACTGTGGCAGGAGCCACCATGCACCACCAAGTCTCCAGTCAACTTGAGCGGCGGATGAGACAGGTAGCAAGGGGTATACGCCTTGCTATCCTTCTCTAACTCAAACGGCATGGAGGTCTGCCCATTCAGAATCTGTCTGGACATTCTCCGCTCAGATGCCTTCTTCATGCTGCTTTCCTCTTGTGGTCAACGACCACAGCAAATTCGTTATTGGTGACCCACACTCGATTGGTGGGCTTGGGCGGGGTCACATACGGTTTAGGACCATACGACATAGCGTGCTTCTGATACTCGTTGTCCTCATAATAGGTCTTAGCCACAGAGTGCTTAGACACCGCAGGCCAATCCACATGCCCAGCAAGCGTGGGGACCTCGTCCAACAGCTCGTGCAGGATCTGGAAATTCTCGGGGTAGGGCTCAAAAGGCCGCTCCACTTTCGTGTGCAGACCGTACAGCCACTGCGGTACAAAACCAGCTCTCTGCACATCGAGCACCTTAATCAAGGTGCTGGCAGAGGACATGGTAAACAGGACTCCCTTGTTGTACATCGGCCCATTGTTGTGGGCCAAAGTGAATGCAGTGTCCACAAACGCCAACGGAGAAGCCTTACCCGACACCATGACAAGCAACGCATCAGCGATCTTCCCCCACGCCTTGCCACCGAACCCGGAAGAGAAGTGCCCGTGATGGAACACCTTCGACACGCAACGTAGGTACGAGCCCCACGAAAGATCCGGAGGAGATGTCAACAGGTAGTTAGCTGCCTCTTGAGAGGAGTGCGGGATTCCAGACAGCCACGGGTAGTAACCGGGATGCTCCTTGTCCAGCAAACCCTTCAGCTTGCTAGTCGTCCCTGCGTGCCTGCTCTCGCGAGTAATCACGATCAGTGTGTAGAAGGCTTGCCGCAAGAACAGATCGGCAAAAGCATTCTTGAACTTCTCCACCAGCCTAAGAGCGGAAGCGGGAAGCACCTCGTGCCGGTGATACTTCTGCTCCAACGAAAGCATGGCATGGTTCAGCAGATAGAACTGAACAGCCTCCTTCTCCACCGGACGTACTCCACCCTGTGACAGAAACTTGTTGGTCGCAGCGACGACCTGGGTCATCGGCACCGTCAGGTAACCGTCGTAGGGGGTAAAGATCGAGCTGGCCTTGAGGTGCGCCAGGGTGTCGTCGCGGTAGATGTTCACTGCTCCCTCCTCGGAGACTCAACCAGGATACTACTGGAGAGGTGTAGAGTTTGTCAAGTCATTTGACGTACTCGGGCGAGAATCTTTGCCCACCATACAGCCCACCGAAGTGAGGTTACATCAAACGATCTAAGATACTCCGCCTGCTCATATGTCTCCACGGCATGGGACATGTAATGCTGCCGCACCCATAACAAAGGGGTCTGCCATCTCCTCTCCTCCTTACCCACCAATGCTTTGTAGAGCAAAGCGAGAAAAAGACCGGTCCTACCGATACCGCCTCGACAACCCACATGCACTACATTACCCAGTGCCATTTGATAGATCACACCGCGCAAAATCTCCAGAACCAACTCATCATTATCTGGAACTGAGAAGTCTGGAATAGGCAGATGCCACGTACAATTTTGCCTGTTGGTCTCAGTCAGATTGACACAGGGGACCTTAACATTACGGGCATCTAAAGGCCCAGCATTGATATGAAACCCCTTCACCGGAAAGGTCACTATCTTAGTCTGTGATCCATAGTAATTCATCGAACCGCCCTCTTGCTTGGCTGGCAAGACTGGCAAGGGATGTGTCTTAGCACCTCTCCTGTACCATCGCATCTATCACAACCTTCCCCAAGACAGGAGGTGCATTCATCGTAGACAACTTGCTTGCCAGTATCGTGGCAGTGCCAACATTTAAAATGCTTTCCCTCATCCACCACACCATAATCGACCACCGGATGTTCTTTGATGATAGAGGTGATCTGATTCCCTTCCATCACAAACAGGTAATCCTGCCATCGTCGTCTTGCCAGAGGATGAGTAGCCCTGGTCGAGTGGCGAATCATGTCTTTCAGAGACGGCAGGCTTATACCCATATCCCTAGCCCGCCTCACGGCATCCATCGTCACACTAAACCGTCTTTCTGTGTCCATAATTCTCGCGATTGATCTCGATATGTCTTGGTGCCTCAAAGTACAACCTGGGAAGAGGATGCACTCTCTTTTTAGAGGGGGTCCCTATGGAAACGAAAACCTGGGGATACACTTCAACAGAGAAATCCGGTGTCAACGAGTACTCCATTCCGTTGATAGAAACACCGATTATGCTTACGTCCTCTGCTACATAAGTAACCTTGAGTTTTTGACCATCGATGTAGACCACCGACCCTTCGGTAACGCCTAGTGCTAATCCCATATACCACTCCTTAAAGATCTAATACTGCCTTTGCCGCTCCTGTGCATTGCCACGTTGAGCCTCCTGCACAGCCCTTTCGATTTTCTGTTACTTCCACCAGACCCTTGTACCTGAGTACCGTTAGTTGGGAGGCTACGTCTGAAGAGGTCTGTTGCAGTCCTCCTCGTAGATTCAGACTCTGAGTTATATCGTGGGTAGTTGCCAGTTTCAGGGTCACCAGAGACATCAAACAATTCCACAGCTTCGTGCCCTGTTTAGGGAGTGACACCATGCTTCTGGGTTCAATATGTTCAATCAGTGTATCCCCGTATTTCGACGCAACCACCCGATAAAATCCACACAAGCATTTGAGAATGACTTCATTGTCATCCAACCTATACCACGCAGTGCCGTGGCATTTTGGGCAACGAGTAGTGAAAGACATGGGCACCCCCTAACAGGATGCCCAGAATAGTAGAAATTGTTAATCGTTAAATCAATCATGTAAAAGTAGCCTGGAGGAGTGCGATGTTTGACAAAGGGCTAACTCCCACAACCTTGTTATGAGAATAGGTCAGGGGGATGAGACGAGATGCAGAAGCCTTTTTCACTGTTGACAACTTGCGATAGAGAGGCAACAAACTAGGATCATCGATTGCCTGCACGGCATCCGACGAAACGATCTTAGCCACCTCGTTTTCGACAGACACCACTCGGAATCCCCGATTCTGCAGTGCCTCTTTGAAAGACCCATCCTCCTTGGACAGCACAACGTAAATCTCTCGACGCTTGACCGACAACTTCTTCAGCCCATTGACAATCGTCCCGAGACGAACAAACTCTTGCGGGGATGTAGACCGACCAAAGGCCCCTCGCAGGAACGAATCGTACTTGTCATACGCTACCACCCGTCGCAGATCGATCACCCCGCGCAACATCCTCTGCGCCACCTCCACCACCACCGCAGGAGTGTGCTCTCGGGCAAGGAAGATGGTGCCAACACGAGCAACCTCATCAAGCTGAGCGGTCACCGACCACCCCTTCTGATGCCGACGCACCAGCTCCACCAGCCGAGTGATATCAGCATCACTACTGACCAGTGGCACCTCAGTGTCCACCCAAATGCGGCCCGACGCACCATCCAGCGTGATCATCTTACCGGCGAGAGCCGTGCCGTATAGTCTCCATCCAATCCGCTCAGAGAAGGTGAGCCCGTCGCAACCTACCACACAGACCTTGTTGAGCGACCTCGCCACCACTGCTGCGTGGCTGGTAGCTCCACCGGTCTGAGTCAACACCCCAACCGCAGCGGCGATGCCAGGAAGATCATCAGGACTGGTCTCCTTGCTGATCAGGATGCACGGGACCTTGCTGGCGATAGCTTCCTCAGAACTGGACACCGCGATGCCCGACACCACTCCAGTGGAAGCACCGATACCGTAACCATACGGCTCCACATCGAAAGAAGGATCGATGGCAGGAGTAGCCGCCGCCAGGATGGTCTTAAGACTGAGGGTGCTAGGGAGCTGCTCGAAAGACAGCTCGTTGTCCTCCACCATGTCCACTGCGATTCTCACTGCGGCACGAGCGGTGCGCTTGGCGTTACGAGTCTGCAGGATGTACAGCATACCAGACTCGACGGTGAACTCGATATCCTGAGCATCGTGATAGTGCTGCTCCAGGTAGTCTGCCCACTTGAATAACTCGGTGGCGTAGACCTCGGGAAGCTCGGAGATCGGACGACCCGCACGAATGCCCGCAACAACGTCCTCACCCTGCGCCATGTGCAGAAACTCACCCGTGTACTCGTTGACTCCGGTAGATGGATCTCGCGAGAAGAGCACTCCCGTATACGAATCGGTGTCTAGGTTACCGAACACCATCCGCTGAATAACGACTGCGGTGCCCAGGTCCTCAGGAATGTTGTTGAGCTTGCGGTACGTCTTAGCCCGCTCATTGCTCCACGAGCGAAACACCGCACGAATGCAATCGAGCAGAATGATCTTAGGATCGAACTTGTACTCCAGCTCCAGCTCTTCCATGGACCGCTGCTCCAGCTCTTCTCTCGGCTCACCGTCAACCACATTGCCATACATGACGTAGAAGCGACGAAGAGAGTTGGTGTAGAAGATCTCGTTCTTCTCTTTCCAGTGGCTCTCCTCCTGATCCATGCCAAAGTTGAGGATGGTGTCCATCATGCCGGGCATCGAAAACTTCGCCCCAGAGCGAATCGAGAGCGGCTGAAAAAACTGCTCGTGCAGGTACTCCAGCATCGCCGGGATCTCTGCGGAGATCTCCGCTTCCACCGCATCAGACTCAACCATCCAGCGACGGCAGACGCTCGTGGGAATGATGATGCCCTTCGGCACAGGCAGACCCATGCCGTGCATCTGCGACAGATGGAAACCCTTCCCCCCGAGTTCATCAAGGGAGAGGGAGGTGTCGAAAGTAGTCCAGAGTGCCATGGTCAGATCAGCGTACTGATTGCGTTGAAGACCCCGATCCCCGTGGCGAAGACACCGTCCTTCTTCGCCCACTTGAGGATCGTCTCAGCGATCCGGTGCTTGGGGAGCTGGTTGAACGGCAGCTCAACATTCACCGGCTCGTCGCCAATCCGCCCGTGGCAGTAGCTGACATCCCAGCAAGGGAAGCCAGGATCAGACACGAGACGCAGGCGCGTCACACGCAGACCCTTAGCAGTCCACGGCACGCTGCGCTCGATCTTATGAGTGACAGAGGCATGATACGCCTCAGGGTCAACGAGACCATTGGTCTCACCGGGATACGAACCAGGAAGGTAAGTGCTCATCGTTCACTCCTGTCAGATGACGAGCATATTGTCCCTTAGACCTGGGACGATGTCAATACCCCCTAAGTCTTTGAATACAAAAAGGTTTTCAGCCTTTCATTATCTCTCGATAACCCTTGTACACGAACCGCTCCTCCCAAAAGTTCTCCGGGTCCCCTGGATGCCGGTAGCCAATGTTGTTCATGCGCTCCTGGTCCCAGGCAATGCCATCAGCGGTCTGGGTGCGCCAGTTGTTGAAATCGATCATCGCTTTGGTCTTCTGCAAGCTGAAGCCTGCAACCCCTGGACGCTGCACAACCTGCTTCTTCTGCATCCAGTCCTCTAGCGTGCGAATCAGTTTACGCACCTCAGCAGACGAAGGCAGTCGCCTAAGAGCGGCAAGAATTTCCGCAGGATCGTCAGACACCGGCTTCATCGTCATCTTCCTTCTCGGGCCAATACTCCGAGTCCTCATCTTCATAGTCGTCCTCTGGCTCTGGAAATTCGCGCCAGTCTACCTCTTCATCATAGCCGACCTCTTCGAAGTGTTCGCGCATCAACTCTTCCGCTTCTTCTTCCGAGATTTGACCGTAAGGAGTTTTGCTATCGGCGACCATATGCTGGGGTCCACATAAGAGTTCATTGCCATGGTGGGGGTGTTGCCCAGAAAGTCAGAGACAACACGCAGCACCTCCTTTTTCACTGCCAACGCTTCGGTCTTCGTCACTGGCTTCGGAAGACCTTTCAGTGTCTTCCTGGCTAGAGCAGTCCCATACCAAGTGCGAAAGTCTTTAGGACTGAAACCATTGCCAGCAAGAGACTTGAATACTCTCTTTACTGTCGAGTAGCTGGCATCAAACAGTGGCTCTCCTTCTTTCTTCTTCTTCATCCTGCGCTCAAGGTAGCGAGCAATACTACCGTCTTCAAACTGCTTCGTTTGCTGCACACCACTCTTGCCGGTGAAAGTAAGCGTTACCTTGTTGCCCTCTACAGAGACATGCTCCTTCTGCAAAGTGCCCGCTCCGAATGCCTCGACATCAGCTTGTGTATCGTCACCAGAACCAACACGCAATCCAGTCTTGGCAATGATGCTGATAATAGCCGCTGCATCTCTGGTGATGTGGTTCTCTCTACCGGACACCATCAAGTGATGAGCTTCTGACTTGATCTTGGGGATGATCTTGCCAAAGGCTTTAGCCCGAAAATACTTCGCCGCCGCTGCTCGATCTTTGTGAGACTGCAGGTAGTAGGATTGCTGACGACCTTTCGAATCCAGGCCAATCGCTTGTCGATGACCCTCAGAATCAGGATTCAACTGGACATCAGTAAGCCCAGGTCTAACCTTCAGCGCATTCAATCTTGCCTGGGACTCCGGAGGCAAAGGCTCACCATCAGGACCTACCCAAACCTTGTCGGAGTTCCTAGTTGCTCCTTTGCCAGGGACATGACAGAACTGCCCTCCACGAGATGATCCAGAAGGCTCATGGCACGGGTTTCCGCCACCGTTTTTTTTTGAGCCTTAAAGATCGCAGAGAGATCCGTTTTCGTAACGGTGTTACCAGTGCGACGTTGCAACTCAGCGATAAACTTATCCTTTGCGTCTTCCTGTTGCTTCGATGTCAATACCTCGCTGTACTGCAAGTAAGAGGCTATCCACCGTCGCACGAATGAGGTCACGTTCTCCTTGTGAAAGTCGTCTAGAAACTCCATCGGATTCACCCTTGATAATTGATATACCGATATCCTTGAGAAGCTTGTTTGCTCTAGCAACAGCCTCAGAAGAAGTCACAGGTTCTGCTATAGCCTTGGCTACTTCCTTGGTAACAGCCCAATTGTGATAACAACCACAACCCGAACCTTCACCACCATCGCACCTAGCACAGTTCCAGGTGCCTCTTTCAACCGGAGGAGTATCCAGTACTAGCTTGGCTCTCCGAGTCTTAGAAGTAGTCGCACTGGACAATCTCTTTCCGGGCTGACCTTTCTGACCTCTAGCAGTAGTAGCTCCTGTTGCAGGATCGACATAAAGATTGGGACCAATAGAAACGGTTCCTCGGAGAAGAGGGCACAACTGCCGTTTAGCCCACACAGGCAACCCGCTAAGCTCCTGCTTTGAAAATTCTCTAACCGGAAGAATGACACCGACCCTAGACTCTCCTAGCTCAATTAGGTCCTTGTCGTCACTGCCTCCTTTATAGACATAAGCCACCTTAAGATCAGGGTTGGCTCTGGCTGCGCCCATGCTTTCTGCATCAACAGAAAGCAAACGCAGGTTCATAGAATTAACTCTCCTGAGAAGGTCCGGACGCTTAGAGAAAATGTGCATCTGTACCGGCTGTGGATTACCATCCCTACCTACTCGATTATTCAATGCCTCAATCATAGGCAACCACTCTTCATCGATGTCGCCTTTATCAAAGAGACGAAGTAGTTTTCCAGCTCGGTACTCTGGAAGAAGAGTGTACTCATCTCCGATCATCTGGGCTGCACGAAGAGGATCAGTCTCCACAGCCCAGGAAACCAACTCGGCCTTTACGAATGGACCGGTGCGCTGATAGTTGCCCTCGGTGGCATAACAATACTTGGCACAGCCCTCTGTAGGGTTGCAAGAGTGAAAAGAAGAATTCACTCCGTTAATTGGTTTCGAAGGCTCGCCAATCAACCCAGTCCTGTCGAGATACTCCCACGCCCCTTCCGCACCTTTCTCGGCAATGATTGCTCGCAGTCCTTTCGTGGAATCACTATCCAGGTGGCTATGGAAACCAGGGGTTCTACCTGCGAGATACTCTTCCAATGCCTTCCTTACAAGAATTCCTTCAACTGCTTGCTTGTGCCAGGGAGTATCGTGATGCCTGGAGAGGTTGTCCCAGATACGCTGAGCATCTTTTCTACCATTCACCCACTCAATAACTGCAGCCTTTTGGGCATCATCAAAATTAGTTCCGGCCAAAGCAGTTTCTGAGTTGCCATACACACGAGCCGGAGGTTCATGTAACGAGGCTACAGCAGTGCCTCCCTTGCCGGGCATGAATTGCCCACCTTTCCCCCCAGGAGTTCCAGCGGGCCAATGGTTGGGGTTTTCCTTCAGGATACGAGAGAGCACTGACACTGAATTCCCTCCAAGTTTTTGTCAGTGTATGTGCTCCTGTCAAAGTGAGCTACAGCTTGGACAATGCCTCGACTAAAAGAGAGTCTGCCTCGTGCTTTGTCAAAGAGGAGATATCCAGACAGTCAATGAAGTCGGTGCCACCGGCAGGAAGCATCCCACGCACACGAGCAAGAGCCTCTCGTTGCTCTGCCGTAATGGTCTCTAAGGTTTGGTGAACTGCGAACTTCTCCTCGTTAGGAGTAGGAGCCACTTTCTCCTTCGGCTTCTTCTCCCCGTTAACATCGGAAGAGTCCCCATAGAACTTTCCGAAAAAGTCGTTAGGGTCCACAGGAAAAGGTGCAATGAAGTCAGAAGCGTCTACCTTCTTCGGCTTGCCAGGAGTAACAAAAAGACTAGTAGAAGACGACTGGGTGTAGTCCTCTGGTTGACCAATGACGCTGATCTTGTCCAAATCCACCCAGAAGAACTTGTCGGGGTCCGTCAGGAAATGAAGCTTGGCTCGCAGCCCAAACTTGGTCTTGCCCGCATAGTCGATCACGTACTCGTGACCTTTGTAGATGCAGTGCTTTCCAGAGTAGGGGGATGCCGCCTTAGCTACCAGCATGGTGCCCTCCAGTGAAACTAAGTTCACTCGTCAAGTCTACCGTTGCCCACTTCCAAAACCTCTAGGACGGCTGGGCAAGTCTTTGCCCGCTGCTTCATGGCGACCACTGCCGCCGAGAGCGTCTTGCGGCGAGCCACGATCTTCTTGGAGTCCTTGAGTCTGACTGCGTAGCGAGCGTTCATGTTTACCTCCTAGTAAGGGGCGCAACCGTAGTACCCCGCCTCCGGGTACGGAGGCTCGTAGGGGTACTCGCTGCTCGTGAAATGCTCGTTGTCGAATCTCCGCTTGTGGGCAGTATTGTAGACCCGCTGATACTCGACTGGCGCGTCCTTCAAGAAGGTCCGCACCGCTTCGAACTGCGCCTCGCCTCTACGCCACACTCCGAAGTCGTCGGAGTAAGCGTAGTACCAGTCAAGCGACTGCTCCAGCCACTCAACGAACTGGGAGACGGTGTAGCTCTGCAGCACCGTCAGGTAGTTGGGCTCGACGTACTTGGTATGAAGTGCCATCTCAGTTCCCCCTCTGCCAGTAAGCAACGGTCTCAGGCTCTTCGCCCCACGGTGCGGTCTGCAAACGGACCTCGATCACCTTGCCGACACGGGGCTCGACATAACCACCCTCAAGGCCAGGGTAGACCTGGACCCAACCACCACGAGTCACCTTGACCCAGGTGATCTTGCCGCGCAGACGACCCTTGTGCTTGCCACGCACGAAGCGGCCCAGCGACTCGATCTTCTCCTCGGGAAAGTAACGACGAGCCATCTCCTCACCAAAGTCGGTGAAGAGGAAGGCATCGCGAGTTGAAAATTCAGCTCGGTTAACCATCACACACTCCTTAGTGACTAAGATCATGCTCTCACAGAAGGGAAAGATTGTCAACAAAAAAAGGCCGGGAGGGTTACCCCCGGCCAAAACGAGGAGAGCAATACGGGGTGGATGCAACCCCGCACCGGAGACTCTACCATTGGTTTGTGCTCCTGAGCCCTTGACAAGGCTAAAGACTTATGTCTGTCATCACAAGAATAAAAAAGAGGCTGGACTACGGACCAGACACCTTTTACCCCTACCAGGACACCACCAACAACCACTTGGTGGAGGCTCTGCGACTCCCCGAAGATGCTCTCGTAGAGACGGACAAGGGCAGCCTCACTCTCATACCTCAAGGGTTCTACTTGGTACGCTCCCTGTCTGAAATGGTAGCGGTGCCTCCCGCGCAGTTTCTCAAAAACTATATCCCCATAGGGCATCGAGAACCTGCGCGGAAGAGCGGGATTAAGCCCTGTGTGCCCAAGCCACGATAGCCTCTCTCGCTCGACGCTTCGGTAACGGCTTCCATTTCGGAAACGTCGCCTCCAGGAAGGCATCCACCTCGGTCTCTGCCTCCCGCACAGAAGCGTAAGCCAGCGCATCCTCCTCAGTGTCGAACATCTTCCCGTCTACCTCGTAGCGAGTGACGGGGACCATTTTGATTTCCATGCTCATCGGTATACCTCTAGGGTCTTAGGGTTGGGGAGATACGGACTTGCGTCCGCTTGTTTTCGCCGCTCATAACGCGAGAAGCGAAGCTCGTTGCATCGGTCCTCCTCCTTAACCCTCTGCTCTTCAGAGGAGGGGGAGTACCACTTGCGAAAATCTTCGGAGGAACAAGTAAGCAGCAGCTCTTTCATGCCATCACTCCACTCCTTTCGATGGCAGGAGAATAGTCTTAGCTATCAGTCTTTGTCAAGTGGAGGATAGTCGTTTGTCTCGCCAAGGTTGCCGTCAGCAGTGATTACTCTGCCCACGTAGTGGTTGTCATGCCACCCTCGCATCCACTTGGTCCCGTAAGGCCGAAGCACATCAGCCAGGGCAGAGACCACCTCTTCGGTCATCGTCAGTCTAGAGCAGGGCTCTACCCAGGCAGTATCGTCCGAATCGAAGGTCACCAGGATCTCGCCCAAACAAAACGGATGGGACAAAGAGTCCTTCTCCTCCATCACATGGAGGTGGAGGGTGTAGGGGAGCAGGGATAAGGATCTCACTTACTTGTGGTTTCCGCCTGTGCCGGAGACACAAGCCGAAACGTCGGTACATACCCTGTCAAAACGGCTTTCCAATGACTGTACTCGGAGTCTTGTTTCGACACATCGCTCTGATACTCCAGCGACTGCTGTTTCGAGCTTCTCGATACGTGTTCGAAGTTCTGCGCCGTTTGCTGCCGTGAAGCGGTCTCCCACATTTTTGAAACCGTTGAATTCAGAGCGTAGCTCGGCGACATCGGCACGGATGCCATTGCGATCAAGCTCAGAAACAATGACAGAATCACGGATAGCCAAAGCAGTAGCCGAGACCCCAAGGATAGCGGCTGAGATAACAGCCGCCGAAAGATTGACTCCGAACTTTTTCGCGAAAAAGGAAAGCTTGGGTGTGTCTTCAGTGTCGCCCACATCACTCTACTCCATAGTGTCTCTAGCCTAATTGTACAGGCTCCTCATAAAGAAAAGCCCCTCAAAGAGGGGCTAGAAACGCAGATTCAAAAAGTGCGACCTACTTAGCACTTGCTGGATACAGAGAATTACGCACGAAATGCATCAGGCTATGCAGGTTTGGTTTGCCAGCTATCTGCACAATAGCTGGAGGTACTGCGGGGCTTGAAGAGTAGTCTCCTGGAGAGACGATTGTCAGCATCTCGGTATCGGAATCGTAACGCGCAAAACACCACCCAAGATCAGCCGTGTTGCGACGTTTGACAAACTCCCTAGGCTTAGGTGCCGCCTCTTCCTCATTCACAACCACCTCTACGTCTTCTGGGTTAAGAGGGGCATCGCTAGAATCACGGTGCAGAGTTTTACGCCTATGAGCATACGTCATTGTCCAGCCCTTTTCTTCTGTACCTTCTTGACTCTTCGGCTACGTGCAAGGATGTCCTGGTACTTCGGAAGAGTACGAAACGCATGAGCATCACGAGCAATAGCTTTACCTGCCTGAGTAACGCTTACGGTAGTAATCTCTCTAACCGTCTTAGCGTAGTCAATGGTAGCCAGCCCTCTGGCAGAGAGAGCACTGACCGTCAGGATATTAGTGTACAGCAAATCAACAGGCTTTTGAGATGCCTGCTCCAACAAAGACAACTGAGGTTCAGTCAAAAACATAGTCACTCCTTTCGTCTAATCCATGGTCTATGCAAGGCCAGCATTTCCATCTCGCTAGGAATAACCACCTCCCTCTGCTTGAGCAGAGTGATGTAATGCTGCCTGCACGCATCTGACTTGCGCCGGAATCCAAACCCAGCAAGGTCCTTCGCCACCTTCACCCACTGATTGACATGAACACTTGCCAACCGCATCAACAACGCATCCTCGTCTTCAGTCCATGGCATGTCCTTACCATTCCCCCTACCAAACCTTCCTCTCATGCAGAGTCTTTCTCTCGATCAGCTAAAAACCAAGCCCCCCCGGAGGCTAGCCACGCAGTTTTGTACTCGTACCGCAAAAAGCGAACGACCTCAGAGAGTGGGTAGCTCTCGGAAAGAAGATGCAAGGCTCTCTCGAAAGCCCTCTCACACAGAACCCTCTCACCCTCAGCGTCATCATTACGAATCGACATGACCTACTCCTTGTTAACGACCTCCTTATTTTCTCTACCAAGGTTGTCGCTGGCAACTTGTTTTTCATGCTCCGGGTGCCAAAAACCGTGAGCGGTATTCCAGCCAGTAAAGTAAGCTCTGTAGTTCACTGACTCTTTGTGGTCAGAGCTATAGCAGCCTGCCACCATGAGAGGTGGCAAGTAGTGACTGAACCCCAGCAAAACTTTCTTGGTCATACGACCCTCACATCTCGTGGCTTCGCCGCACCTACGCCCACCAACGTGGGCTTGATCCAGATGCGCTTGTACTCACCAGTAGTCTTGTACGGTTGGTTACGCACATGCCCTCGACGCCAGTGCGGCGACACCTTCCACCCCTCAGAGTGCGCTCGCTCGATGACCGCACGCACATGCTGTGGATGCGTAATGTTGAGCGTACGGTAAGGCGGGATGAGAGGCTTTCCCTTTGCTGCCCTCTTCTTGTTGAGCTTGTCTGGTGAAGGGAGCACCTCAATCGGAGCCTTAGGGGAAGAGAGGATAGCCAGGAATGCCATAGCGATACGCATCTCATCCATGACAGCAATGCCGTCTTCACGAGTAGTCTCCTTCTTGCCTATCTCAATAGGCACCAGGACCGGCTCGTTGGGATACGAACCAAAGATGATGCCGGTGTCGTTCAGCCAGTGCTCGATGTTGTCGAGAGCAGTGCCTCCTATCCGCACAAAGTTCTGCCCGCAGATCCAGCCATTGGGATACCCTGGCATCAATGTCCTGGGGTCCTCAACCTCGTATTCCCAAAACGGCAACAGAAAGAAGTCACGATCCATGTCCTCATCATCCATTAACCGTTGCAGGAGAGCCGTCTCTTCGTCCTCCTTTCCTGGGCTCATAGTCAGCTCTAGCAACGCTTTGCGCGTCACCAACAAACAGAAGCGATTGCGGCACGGGTCTGCGTTCGTAGGGACCGGCAGCCCTAGCCGCTCGTAGTCAAAACGAAACTCGACCACCATGATCGGATAGGGCAGCGAGGTGCCTTTGAACACCTCGTTGCTGGGGAAGGTATTCCACACGAGATCCAAAGCATCGGGAGACAGACTCCAATGCACAGCCTCCGATAGCAGCCGCTGAAACACGCTCAGCATTGCCTGCGTGTGTCCAGGCTGCTCTATCTTTGTGGACAGGAAGCGCAATGCCTCCTGTGCATGAACAGTAAAGGCGCGAAGATTCTTCATCGCACAGTCACGTTGCCATGCTTATCGATCTTGAGACCGACTGCCTTCGCAGCATCGATGGCTTCAGCTTTCGTGTTGAACAGCCGCTGCCCACCGGCAGGACCGTCAAGTGAAATCAATTGCTCGCCGAACTTGAAGACCCAGGCTTGGTTAACGGGAAGGAAGACCATCCTCATCTCACACCTCCTCCTGATTGGTGTCGAAGTCGCCCAGGATCGCATGGCCCATGCGCGTGTCTGGGGTGGACCCGTCATCGGTGACACACTCGGTGTCGATCACCGTGACGTAGTAGCGCAGCATCTGCCGAAGCTTCTCGACCATCTCCTGTGCTTCGACCTTGTCAACGATAGCGTTCTCAAGGTCCCGCATAAGAATGTTGATCTCAACATTCCGGTTGTCGATGATCTTCTCCAGGCGAGCTGCCCGATTGCGCTGGAAGGCAAGTTCACGGTTGTCCATCTCACACTCCTTAGAGAAGGGGGCTGGTGCCCCAGGAACATCAGCATAGTCTCACGAGCCTAAGGCGTTTGTCAAGTTGGGAATAAAGTTCCTTGTGGAGACGGGGGCGGAAGACCCTCGAAATCCGCAGCCACCGGGCGAATGATGAACTTGCCTCGTAGCTCCGGGTTGTTCTTCATTAGCTCACGGGCATAGTAGGCATGATGCGCGTTAGGCATCTTGATTTTCTTCGGAGGGCAAGAAGGATTCTCTGGGTTCTCCTCGGCAGCGGGAAAATGCAGAGTGCCCCGCACCTGTTCATACAGCTTTTTGATAGACAATCGAGTAGCACCTCTCCGCACTTCAGAGAGAGCAAGGTACTCCAACGCAGCGTACACCCAGGGATGCGTTGCGTGAAACGCAAGGAACCTCTCTCCCAGCGTGCTCATTTTCCTACCCCCATCAAGAAGCGCCAAAACTCGACAACCAAATACACCGTCACCACGATGCCAACAAAAATTGCCTCAGTCATTGCTAAGTGCCTTGACCATAGAAGCCCGCAGCAAACGAGTAAACTCCTTGGACCGCATCACATCGTAGACAATGTCGTCCAGGTAATCCTTGTTCTGCTGCAGTCGTTTCAGCAAATGGTCCTCGACAGCAGCGAGCAATTTCGGGTACAGCCGGTCAGCCACTGCATCGAAGTCCTTCGCAGACATCTTCTTCTTCAGAGATTGGACGATGAGCGATTGAATCGCACCGGTCACCAAATCATTTGGAGTAGCCATCAAACTTCTCCTCTGAGTTGCTCAAGCAAGCGTTTGTTTTCTGCATCACGAGCGGCAAGCACCTCGACGTAACCTGCACACGCTCGTTCCCACGTAGCAATGGTATTACGCATACGCTTGATGTCTTCAACAGCAGCCTCCATTGCAGCACCGAGATCACCTTCCCAGGCAATGCCTTCAATAGATAACCAAGCCTTCGCAGCCCGGTCAATAACGCCCTCCAACCGAGCTATTTCTGCATTCCGATTTCTCACAATCGCATTGTGATTATCGAGGTGTATGCAATGCCCTAATTCAGAACGTAACCGCTCAACCTCAGCCTTCAGATCATCAACCTGCTCAACTGTTTTTCGCAGATCATCAATCCATCCATCCGACGCATTTGCCTTCAACCACCCACGTTCAATCTCACGCAACCGCTCAATTTCAGCGGTCTTGCTTCTCTGATCTTCTTCTCGCAAATCCATTGCAGCC